CCACCTTTTGTATGCTGGCCGTGAATGAAGAGCCACTCAGGTTGAGGGCAGCAGACAGGTTGACGAGGCTGGTGGCTGCGGACGAACTGTTGTTGGTGACCGCACTGTCCACCTTTTGTATGCTGGCTGTGAAGGCAGAGCCACTCAGGTTGAGGGCGGCAGACAGGTTAACGAGGCTGGTGGCTGCGGACGAACTGTTGTTGGTGACCGCACTGTCCACCTTTTGTATACTTGCCGTAAAGACTGAACCACTCAGGTTGAGTGCGGCAGACAGATTGACAAGGCTGGTGGCTGCGGACGAACTGTTGTTGGTGACCGCACTGTCTACCTTTTGTATGCTTGCCGTGAAGACTGAACCACTCAGGTTTAGTGCCGCTGACAAGTTTCTCAGGCTGGTCGCTGCGGACGAACTGTTGCTAGTTATAGTACTATCCGTAGTTGTTATACTTGCTGCCAGAGAAGAACTATTTGTATCTATAGAACTCCGAAGAGTGTCCATTCTCGTTGCGGCAGAAGAACTGTCAGTAGTTATTGTACTATTTATAGTTTCTATAGACGAATTTAATGCTGCCGAAGTGTTTGCAAAAGAAGAACTGAATGATGTTATGCTAAGTGCTAATGAAGAACTTGTGTTAGTTAACGCAGTATTAACTTCTGTTATGGATGCGGCCAGTGAAGCACTATCCAAAGAACCTGTACCAGCCGCAGCGGCAGCAATTACATCTATTCTTCCAGCAAAAGACGAACTTGAATTTGTGAATGTGGTATTTACTGTAGTTATAGATGCAGCCAATGAAGAACTTGCATTTATTATATTAGATGATATTGTGTCAACCCTTGAAGCCAATGAAGAACTTGCGTCAGTTAAGGTCAAATTGATACCAGAAATACTAGATTCAAGTAAAGAACTTGTAGTTGAAAAAGAACTTCTTAATTCATCTATAGTTAACGCAGAAGACGCACTGGTTGTAGTAAAAGAATCTCTTATAGATTTAACACCGGAATCAAGAGTTCCAGAAACATTGGTGAATGACGTATTTAATTCTACAATCTGTGTGGCGGCGGATGAGCTAAAAGTTGTTAGTGTAGAAGATAGTTGAGTTATTGTTGCTGCTAATGATGCACTATCCAAAGAACCTGAACCAGCTATGTAAGAAGAAAGATTTTCTACTTTTGCCGATAAAGAAGAACTCGCATTTATAAAAGTGGTATATGTAGTATCTATTGAAGCGGCAAGTGACGCACTATTAAAGGTTGCCGTAGAGCCAATCGTATCAATTCTAGTCGCAATAGATTCGCTGGTAGTAGTCAATGTCGCTTCTATAGTTTTTATAGAGCTTGCTAAAGAACTGCTGTTTATTGATATCGACGAACCAAGACTGTTTATATTTGCGGCAAAAGACGAAGAACTATCGGAAAATGCGCCATATACTGAAGTTACATATGCCGCAGTTGATGCAGAATTCTGCATCAAAGTTTCACTAAATGCACCATAACTCGCAGATAAAGACGCAGAAACTTGATCTAATCTTATTATTACAGAAGAAGATACGCTGGTCAGAGAGTCGTTTAGAGAAGTAACTCTTGTACTAAGAGAACTTGACGCCGTAGCCAATACTCTAACGTTGGTAGATATGGACGAAGAGAATAGTCCTAGTTCCTGTCTAACTACATCGATGGACTCTGTAGGAATTGCTATTATTGGCCCGCCACCCTGTTGTATTGTAAGGGTTCCATTATTTTGATCTGTTAATTTTACCGAACCTACATATAAACTCCCAGAAGTTACATATATATCTCTCCATCGTTTGGATGGACTTCCTAAATCATACAAATTATCTGTTTGAGGAATTATATTTTGATTTACTTGACTTAAATCAATAGAACCACTCACGATTGAACCAGAACCTCCAGAATTTAGATACGGCAAACTAGTCCACGATGCGGTACCATTTCCTATTTTTAGTCTTCCCGTATCAAGTTCAAATCCAGATTCACCAGCATACAAAATAGGATTTGCTGCGGTCCAATTTGCAGCAGTATCTCTTTTTAACTGAATTCTGGAAATTCTTATCGTTGACATTTTCTATAAATATCAAGTAGAACCAGCATCTCCACCATCTAGAACAATGTCTATAATTGTCCCACCTCCGCCGCCACCTCCGCCACCTCCGCCACCTCCGCCACCTCCGCCACCACCACTTATCACGGTCAATGGAACGTCGCTGACTACGGCACCAGTTGGATCTACGAATATTTTTGTTTTTAATGGCATAAATCTTTTATTATAAGCAAAAGTATATGAGTTTGAGCCATATGCCAATCTGTTTTGGGCATCATATAGTTCCATTTCTATTTCATATAGTTCATTGGGCACTTTGGGTGTAAATGGTATTTTTACGCTAAAACTATCAATAGAATAATCTATATTTTGATATGGCTGTATAGAAATATCAGATATGTTCCATTCGCCTTTGCTTGGTGCGAGAAGTATAGTACCAAATGACTCTTGTTCATTGAAAAATGTCTTTTCGTATGACTCATTAGCACCAAAGTTGTATGAACTGTCTATATATCCGATCATTTTTTTATTTGTTCCACTTATATAATAAGTATATAATTTGGCGTCATTTGAGTTATTGGCACCCGCTTTTACTTTCATACTGAACTTATATAAAGTATTTTGACGTAATCTGATAGGATTACTGTCGTGAATCTGTCCGTTTATTAGATTTTCTTGTGAAGCACTGTAGTTTGATATATATGGAATGTTATTTATGCCAAGATATGACGACGTTGGATATATACCATAGTTTATAAATGCGTCTGTATTAGCATACCAATATGAGTTATTCAGCAAGTTAGGTCCATAATACGTAAAGTCGGTTGAACCTGAAAATGTATTATCCTTGAATATTACATAATCACTCAATGAACTATTATCGGCGTGGCTTATTCTGGCACCATTCATAAGCACTTCGTTGCTTTGAGCAAAAACGCATCCGCCTTTTATAAACCAATGCTTATTTACGTGTGCGTTGTTATAAAAATATGCCGCATTATCATACAGTCCATTATCAAACTTTTTTGAACGTATAACGTGTTCTGCTTCAATCTTACCTTCAGCCAGCAATGTTTTTGATATTGGCGTGTTTAAACTTCTGCCATATATCTTGTAGTATGATAAGTCGCCACACAATGTTCTAGCATTATTACATTCAATGTTCAGTGTAGATGCAAGATATGTCGTGGTTCTTGGCAATGTGACTGGTATTTGTTTGTGAAATATTTCATATTGACCATCAGACAAACTTAATACATAAAAATTTTTCTTGTGAAATACAGTTTGCTTGGCGGCGTCATCTATTACCGTATATCCTTTCAACTGAACAAGATTGTTTTTGGCGTATGGCGAATCCTCGTTCGTTGAGTTGATAAGTTCAGACACCGTGGTAAATGGTATATCAAGCAATAGCGAAGTTTCATTTACTACTCGCTTTATTTTTGCGATAAAGTCTGTATTCAATACGCCTTGATACTCTACTCTATTATCACCAAAGTTTGTATATGTAAACTTTGTTACGGTCGGATTTTTAAGGCGTATGTTTTCGCCTTCCATACTGGCACTAAACTTATTTCCAGATTTCCAGTATAATTGATATGATGCATCTTCAAACTGATAATCATAATCTCCATTTGAATTATTGCGTGGAGACACCGCTATGGAAGAAAAAGACCCAGAAGATAATCTATATGAACTCGTTGGATATGACGGCAGTGAATATATTTCCGATTTTGTTCTAATATATGGCGATGTAAAAAACCTTACCTCAGAATCAGTTTTTTTGCTAGTATCTATCAGTAAGTTTCTGGTCCATACAACTTCTACGGTTTGTAATATCTTATCCAAAGATGGTGCGGTAATAAGAGGAAGTTTTTGATCGTTGCTTATCTTGTATCCTATGTTATTATAATAAGCAATGCTACCGGTATAGTCTAACAGATTTACACCCAGCCCTTTTATTTCTATTTTTCCTATGCCATTGATTGTATCTTTGGATACATTTACATAATATAACTGACCGGTTAATGTTTGCTCTGAAAAAAGAGCATTCGTCGGTTTGATTATACCGCTCGGTAAAAGATTGTTTTGCGTGTCATATACCCTAACCGTGAGTAGGGCATTAGGTATAACATACGGGGTTGTATTTACCGTAAACGAATTCTTGCCCGCTTTTAGTACATCACTAAAATTAGTTAGAAAAAAGTAGGTGTTAGAGTTGTAATCCGCGTCAAATATTTGTGCCATAGGTTTTTATAGTTCCTATGGTTATAAATATATATCAGACGGTATTATCTATCTTACTGAACCCGTTTTCCTTCTTTATCTCAAGTTGCTTGTCTACCATATCTCGCATAGCGTCAAGATGGCTTATTATAATAATAAACTCAAAATTACGTTTTAGATAATCAAATAATGCATGCAACATAGGCATGTTGGACGCATCTAATGCCGACATTCCTTCATCTACGACGAGAAAGTTTGGTCTTGGCAGGTTGCTTATATTAATTAGAGCAACTCTAAGTGCCAAACCTGATATAAACTTTTCCATACCTGAACATAGTTCAAGCGGCCATTTCTTATCTTCATACTTGATATATACATTCACATTCTTGCCGTCTGTTTCTATGCTTACACTAAACTCAACAATATGAGATAGTATGTTATTTACTTCTTGTTCAATCTTTGGTATGGCGTCGGATATTATTTGATATGGCACGCCATCCTTGCCAACGGCAGAAATATAATATTGATATGCGGACAAATCATCTTCGTATTGCTGTATTGTAAATAGTTGTTTTTCCGATTCTTTGAGTTGATCAACCGCAGATACTTTCTTACTATACGCATCCATATGCTCTTTTTCTATGTTTTTGAGCTTAGATGATATGTTTGATGCTTTGATTTTTAGTTCATTGACAATATCTTCTATAGCCTTGTTGCTTTCTACAATCTCTTTTGACTTTTCATATAGTTCAATTTGATCTTGTAGTTCTTTGATGCGAGCATCATTTCTTTCAACACCGGACTTTAGATTTGTCTTTTCAAGTTCTTTCTTGGAAATAAAAGCAGTAAGCGTGTTGAGTATTTCTTTTAGTTTCACGCTTTCTTCATACTTTGACACATATTCAGCATATGCTTCCATTTCTGTTTTGATGTTTGATAATGCGTCGGATAGTTCCTTGGCTTCTGTTCTATCGGCGGCAAGGCTTTCTCTGGTTGATATAGCATCTTTTACAAAGATATTATCGCAACAGTATTTACAGTTGGGGTCATACTCGTGTTTATCAAGATGAGCCAACTTCTTCAGCTTTTCAGACACAATCGTTTTGAGTTTATCCATCTCGGTTTCAATACGCTGCTTGGTTCTGCTTAGTGTCTGATACTTGTCGTGCTTTTCTTTGAGATCGTCTGGAAACTCTTTTAGCTTGTTGGCGGCTTCAACATATATTGGCTTCTTGGCTGATACTTCAATATCAATCTTTTCAATCGCCTCATTTGCCGACTTGTTTTTTGATACAAGATTATCTCGCTCACGAACAATAGGCATTATGTTTGTAGGAACATTTTCAAGTTTTACAATCGTAGCTTTTTTAGCGTCTATTTCGGCATCAACTTCATTCTTGAACGCTGTTTGTGTTTCTTTCTGTGCGTTCAAGTCATTGATTTTAGAGTCAAGTAGTTCTATGTCATTGCTGGTTTGGCTTATTTTCTTCAGCCCATTCTCTTTGTTGAACAACTTGACCGCACCAGATAGTTCCTTGGTCTTGTCGGCGGCAAGAGAAGCCAGTTTATCAAACAAGTTTAGACCAATGAACTGAGACAATAGTTCTTTACGTTCTGTTTGTCCCATATCAATGAATGAGCCTTGATTGCCTTGTAGAGCAAGTGTAGTCAATACAAAGTCATCATAGTCGCCAAGATAATCACGTATGATTTCATTGGTGCTGCGGCGAGCCTCGCTGTTTAGGCTTACTTTTTCATCGCCGTTTAGCTTGTAAAAGTTTACATCAACTTTGACATTGTTCTTTTTGTCTCGCTTACCTTCACGTTCAATGACGTAATGAACATTGTTTATCTCAAACGTGAACTTGCCACTAAAACTCATCTTTTGCGAGTTCATTACGTGGGTGGCCTTGAATGCTCGTGCACTCTTGTCAAACACCGTAAAGCACAACGCATCCATCAATGAACTTTTGCCGCTGGCATTTGCCGCAAATAGTCCATATACATCCTCAAGCTTTGTAAAATCAAGAATGTTCTTTTCGCCATAACTGAACATATTGCTGAACTCAAACTTGACTGGCTTCCAGCGAATGTTTCTGGATGTATCATCCTTGCTTAGTCCAGTATTTAGTTCCTTGTTGATTTTACAAACGGTGTCAATAGTTTCATCGTCCATAACATCCACGAACTTCTTTCGCAGATAATCCGTGATGATTTTGTTCTGGTAATCAATATTGCCGATTTGATTTAGATTTGATATGTTTTGTGCCTGAGCAACCTTGGTGGCACCATCTGTATCTACTCTTACATAAATCAAGTCGGTGATTTCATATGTCTTGCGTAGCTCATTGATTACCTTCTTTACTTCCGTCGCAACACTTTCCTTACAACGCACACGCAGCTTTGGCTTGCGTGGCATTGTGGTTATGTCAGTAATCAGTTTGCCGTCATCAACATCTATCGTAAAATACCCATAGTCGTTTGGTATTTCAACATGAGAATATGTTCTTTGCTTGATATTCCACAACGATAGTCCGTGTCCAAGCAATGCTTCGCCGTGGTTTTGCTGGATAAGAGAACCCGCATAACGTATAATAGGTTTTTCATTAGTTTCATCATATTGCTGTAAATCTTGAGCCATATGAATATCACCAAGCATGGCAATATCGTGCCCATCAAATAGTTCGTTGGTTATTGTTTTATCCGAGACCGCATATCCTATATCTGTGCGAGCATTTAGCACGCCGCCGTGATATAAAGCGATTTTTGTATCAAAACTGGTATTTATCTTTTTAGTTACGTTCTTGAGCTTGATGTATTTGGTAACGTCGTCAAATACACTCATATTATTGATGAGCAGATTGGCGGCACCATACAATCCGGTATTCTTCAGATAAAATAGCTTCTTGTGTTTTAGATTATCAACGATAGGAGAAATACTATCAAGACGAGTAGCATTAGTAAGCAAACAATCGTGATTGCCTGCGATGATAATCGTTGGTCTAAGTTCTGATAGTTTATGAAAAAACTCACTTGTAATCTGAACTGCTTCTGGACTCAAATCAACTTTGCTATGAAGTGTGTCGCCAGTATTGATAATAACCGTGTTTTCTGGCGTCTTTGATATTTCGGCATACAGCTTCTCAAACGCCTCTCTATATTCTTCGTGGCGTTTTGTAAGACGAATATGTATATCGGATATATGAACAACATAGTCAATCTTACTTAGTCCTATATCCAACTTTTCAAATGTATCTACCATAATATTATTTTCCTAATCTTAAACAGGTTAGTGCCCCAAAGTCAAGCACATCCGTTTGTTTAATCTGGTTTATAGTTTTTTCAAATCCAAGCACGTTGGGATCTTTGCCTTCTAAACGCACAAGCTTGGCAGTTTTTCCAAGAGTTTGTATAAAGTTCGCAATCTTGATGGCACTGTTCAACGCATCATCGTCCAACACAATATTGACTTCAGGACATTTGCTGGAAGTTATTGCTGCTTGAAGTTTTTTACTCATTGTTTTGCCAAACAGCGGTATGGCATTACGCTTGAGTGATATAGCATCGAGCGCACCTTCACATAGATATATTGGATAATCAAAGTCTATCATATTCTCAAACCCAATGATATTCTTGCTAAACTCGCTGTTCTTATATTTGTAGCCGTCATCATAATAACTGCGACAACTATAAAAGTTCAGATTGTTATCTTTGTCGTATGACGGAAATACAAGACGGTCGGCAAATGGACCCTTTGAGCAATATCCAATGTTATATTTTACAATATCACACAACGATAGTTTGCGTTTCTTGGCATAGTTGAATGCGACTTTATATTCTCTGCTGCCGTCATTTTCTGCCAAACTCTTGAAGTCGGGCATAAGAGAAAGTGATTCTGTTTTTTCAACTTCAACTTCACCAACTTTGAGTGATAAAATCTTGCTGTCAAACTCTGATAGATTTGATTTGTGCCCGGTATATCGGTCATTATCCCGCACTTTGTCCAATATATCAGACGTTACGTTCATTCGCTTAAACAGCCAATATAATCCACGACCCTTGGCGTGACATACCCAGCAATTCCATTTTTGGGGATCATCCAGACACACTTCCATCTTTGTCTTATGATGGTGGCAAAACGGGCAAAAAAATTGTAAATTATTTCCCTTACGCAGACGCCCCGCGTGTTTGAATACGGTGTTGAGTAATGATTGTAATTCCGATTGCTTCAGAGATCCCATCTTCTCATTATGGGATACTGGCGGCGGATGTCAATCTCATATTTGCCCAATAGTTCTTTGATGCTTCGGACATTTTACGCCGCGACTCCTCACTCGGGGGCGTTCTATTTTTCGCGGCCATTGACATCTTTTTACGAGTTTCTTCCGAAATGACCCGTTTTGCTTTTTTTAATTTAGCACGATGTTCTTCGGAAAATTTCTTGCCATAAAAATGATGCTTTTCTCCACGAAGTACGGCAGACATATTTTTTCTCGCTTCTTCGCTACGAGGCTTGTATTTTTTACCCGTTTTAGATGCGGTTATTTTTGCTCTCGTTTCATCGCTGAATTTAGACCGCAAGTCTGGGTTTCTAATATTGTACCCATCTATTATTGAGTTATATTTCTGGACCCAAAATATTTCTCGCTCCACCAACATTTTTGGGCAAGAAGAGCATTCTTCCAATATGATTTTATCAAAGCCATCATACCCATATTTCAGCAATGAATTATAGATTTTTGGCTGTCCTTTACATTTTAACCTTTTGTAATATTTCCATCTATCCTCTATATCAATGCTCTGCCCAACATACCATTTACCAGTTGTCTTATTTCGCAACCCGTAAATCCCCACTATCTTTTTTGGAATAGTATCTTCGCATTGCGTCTTTGTTGATACGCTGCTTGTGTTTATCGTAGTATCGCTTGTTGCGTTGGCTTTTTGCGTCTCGTTGTTCATCTTCAGTTATGTATAGTTTTTTTCTTCCCATAATATGACCTTTACTATAAATATAAATGACTGATAATAAACGACTGAAAAATATAAAAATTTCTGACAATAAAAAACCCGCCGTATTTGGCGGGTTTTATTTTTACATACTTGAAACTTGGTGTATTCCAGATGCCAATTCGTCGTATTTTTCTGCTTTAATCACTTCACGTATATACTTAAGTACCCGTTTTGCCTTATCGCTTAGATACAAGCTGTGTTTCGCTGTTCCCGAAGTTGTATCTTTTAAGTCTCCACCCCAATGACCTTTAGTATCTCCAAGAGTCTCGGCATCAATTCTCGTTCCACCTTTCATAAAACCACGAACAAAAATTGCAAACTTTCCTTTTCCCTGTTCGTCCATAGTTTTGTAATGACCATCCAATCGTAGAAAATCTTCTTCTTTGTTGTAATATATGTGATTTACGTATGACGTAAACCACTCTTTTTTTGGAATTGCGTCTCCAACGATGATATTAAACCCCGAATCGCGAAGTGGCTCATCTACGTCCCAATATTTTCCATTCGCTTCTTCAATTACTTCTCTAATCAATTGCTTTAGTTCGCTTCTTGTCATAATGATATATTGTTAAAAGGTTATGTTAATAGGTATAATACTAAAACGGTAATCAACCAGCCAAACTGAGCACAATAGCATCCCTAACATCTTCCATCCGCTTCTCTTCAGTTCCCTTTTTATTAAGAACAGTCCATTTAGTCATATCATACATCTTATCAATACTTTCTTTAACAAACACTTTGGGTTTTACTCCTTTGATTCTCGCCGCCCCAAGTGCCTTTTTACGAGCAGTTTGTGCGTGAATACTATCTATACTCACACCATAATGATTTTCAAGTATATAACCTACTACAGCCTTGTTCTTGACCAGTTTAATAATGACTTGCTGTGAAGTACCTCCACCAGCAAACCCAAACAAACTTTCTTCAATCATTATCTTATCAAAACTATGACCAACCAGAGTTTTTATAATAAGGTCTGCTTTATCTTTATACTTCTCGGCGTTTGATATATCAATATAGCCGCAAGATAGTATCTCTTTATTTTCTGTAATAGCCCAACCACAAGTAGTAGTTGATAAATCAAGCCCCAACACTTTCATATAACCATTTACAATAAATCAACCGTAATATTGGGCGTTGCTGTGCCTTAGCACGTCTCTGGAATAAGCAAACGCGGCACCGGTGAAGCCTGGTACTCGGGCAGCAGTGTTAAAATTTATGCTATGAATATCATTACCCTTGTCTCTCATCGACCAGGCTGTTCCATTAATCATGTTTGTGGTAGCGCGACTAGTTCCTGCAAATTTCGCGGTACCTATGTCTCCACCAAGTCTAGTTGAGGTATTATATCGTCTTTCCAAGTTCGTATTGATCGATGTTCTAGTGATTGGATTTAGTAGTGCCATGTGTATTTTCTCCTATTATTTATTATAAATATAATGTTATGTATCAAAACGAACGACAATATTGACCGGCCAATCAATTAGATTTTTTACAGGTCTTCCCAATTTACCAACCGCCACCAGTTCGTTCCCATCATACAGTCCAATAGTTGTTATAAAAGGAGCCAAATATGAACCGGTCGGATCATACGATGAACTATATTGATATTCCAAGAAATATGGATTTACTTTTGCATTATCACTGCGGCAATATATGTTCAAATAGTCTTTTATTTCCTTTACATATCTGCGCGTAGAATCGTCACTAATTAGTAATTCTAATTTTTCTGGTGTAAGAAGCTGAAGATAATACAGTGAAAGTATGTTTCCATCATTTAAATTTATTTTTCCGTCACCATCAATATCAAGAATGCCTGTGTTTACTAAAGTATTTTCTATATAATCAAACGCCGTCTTAGTAAATGCGTTAAATGATGAGCTTGCCAAATATGCCGCTTCATTGCTTTCAAGTAACAGCACATCCTCGGACTCGAGTTGTAATACATCGTTATTCCACCAACTATAATCTTTGAGACTATCTTGTTCCAATATAATTCCATTATCGTCAAACACGAATTCTTCAAAGAATTTTCTCTTTTGCAAATACCGCATTATCAAATCGACATCAAGAAAATCAAAAACTCCATCTTGATTTACGTCAAACAACAATGAGCTTTGCACAAGTGCAGTAGGATTAATACTATAATTAAATTCTCCTGGTCTAATAGAAATTAGATGTTCGTGCTCGTATATTGTATGAGAACCTTGATAGTTTAAATCAAATCCACGAGAACCTGTACCAGTGAATATATTGTAATAATTGGACGATGTATTTGTTAATACAAAATATCCATTCTTATAAAATACATTTCCGATTAATGGGCTGGTCTGGTAATTGCTAAGATTATAAACATAAACTGAACCGGAACAATTTGATGGAAACCCCAGTAAGTTATTTGGGTCAGAAATAGACTCTGTGGCCGAGGCTGTGGCAAGGTGTACAACAGGTGCACCAACCGTCAAAAAGTCAGAACAAACGCAGACAGAATATCCATAAATATTACTTGGTTTGTATGCTTCTTTGTTTCGCTTTATCATGCCTGTCAGTTTCCAAGCATCCGACGCATCGTCATAATTATATACAGTTACTCTACCCAATACTCCGGACGTATCTTCGGACGAAGTTGAAGCGTATGAATAATTTTGTAATACATATTGTCCATCAACATAATCGACGCTTGTACCGGTTGTGTCGGACCAAGATGTTACCGCAGCAAAATTTCCATCAACAGACACAGATTTTCCAAAATTATTATTTTTTGTATATTGCCTGTCACCGAACGTTTTCAGAGTTTTCCAGTAACTAGAAGTTCCACATTGAGGCATGTATCTGTAAAAATATGCTGCGCCGAGAATAGACGGATCCCCAGAATATGTGGAATATGGGATAAATGCTTTGTCACTCAAACACCCGACAACAATCGTGGGATAGCTTATTGCAACTGATGTTCCGAATCCATCCGTTGTTATTTCGGTAGAAGTAACATCGTTGTTGTATAGCGCAAGAGACATGTCCAAGTCTCCGTATGTATTATCTCTTCTAAGTATCTTATATTCGCTCCAAGAAGCTGTGGGACATTCTCCATATGAAGCGGAATAGTATGAACAAGTAAATACTGCGGCATAGCCATTTCCACTTTTGTATGTTCCCGCGACTAAACTTCCAGAATCCAAAGAAACGCACCAACCAAATCTATCACCGGAAGCTAATATACTAGACGTAACAACTGCTTCATATACCCAAGTATAACTACCGGACAATGCTCCGGACGCGGCTGACCGATTGTTGTACACGGAAAACGAGCTAGACTGAGAAAGTATTTGTTCACAAAAACTCTGACTCACGTCCACAGTTTGCCAAAAAGAACTGGTTTCTATATTATCACAGCCATTACTAAAATACGTTTTTTTTCTGAAAATATAAACCGCTCCAGATCCACTGACATTTGGTGCACCTACCGCCAAAATATCTCCATCCACGGCGACAGAATGTCCAAAGTGATCATTATCCGTTGCACCTTGCAGTATGTTGATCATTCCCCAATTGTCTATACCACCTTTATCTTGCTGATAAACGAATACATATCCAGGAAAGAAAGAACTAGAAGAGCATATTGAACCGGAAGAAGAACCTACTACCAAAAAATTGTCACGCACACACACAGATTGCCCGAAAGTATCGGAATAATATGATGAACTTTCCAAAACAGAAGACGTAGAATATGGAAATGTATCATCTACGTCAAAATCCGTAAAAAACCCAGACGCGGTGAACGGACAATTAAATTTTTTAACTAATCTATGGACACCCATACCATCGTCGTATTTGAATATTGCCGCATATCCAAATGCGGGTCTATATAAACTATATTTGTCAATGGAAGACCCGACTGCCACGTATTTGTACCACGAACTAACCGATTCTCCAAAATGTTCATTTTCCGATTGGAAATTGTCAACAACCGAACTACTTTCAAATAAAATTGATGCCGTTCCAACAAACGAAACATTCATTCCAATTGTGGCATATTCTTTTGCCGAAATTAAATCTATACTTCTAGTAATACCATCTCCCAAATTCAAATAATATTCAAAATAACTTGAAGTATCCCAGTATGGTCTAGCATATACATTTTTTACTCCACCCAAAGTTGTATATGTAGAAAAATGAGAACCGCTGACATACAAATTTGTATATCCGTCGTCCAATATCCTGTATTCTTCGTGTGGATTTGAGTTGTCTGTAATTACAACTGAATTTGGTCTTACCTTGTCACCAAATGCGTTATGATTTAGTGCCAACGACACAACTCTATCATTTATATTTCTTATTTCTCTTTTTCCGGTAGCCTTCTCGGTTTTATAGCTTTCTACGCCAAACAACTCCGTGAAGTTATTCTTGCTTCTATAAAACATAGCGTCGGTGAGACTATATATGTTTCTTGCGTATTTTCCAGAAGGATTGATTGGCTCCAACGACGCGGAATAATATGGACTGCCAGTTGGATAAAAAATCGATGATATTTTCTTGCCTTCGTTTATCTCGCAAAATTGATCGTAATATGTGCTATATCCATATGCATCAACAGAAGACGAATCAACGCTTTGAACTTTCCAGTTCTTGAACGTATTGAACGGCCTTATTGTTATATCCCCTGCGGAGAACTGCTTTAGCATATAATGATAAATATAATATCTGGGAGATATTCCTCCTTCAGATTATATATCTATCTTGATTTTTATAAGGCACTCGTTAGTAAAGTCTTTTAGCAATGGCTGACTCAACTTTGCTACGGCAACAAGATCATTTGTTTCGTTATATAGTCCCACGGTGGTGATATACACTTTTGGATCTGTATAGAAATCACTGAATCTTAGTTTGCCATAATCTGCACTTGTAGAATCGGATATAATAAATGTAGGATTATTGCTGTAGTTGTATTCCTGATTCTTGACGCGAACAAAATAATGACGAGCAGGTACATACTCCGTCACTCTGGCTTTCATCGAAGAAATGATCGCACCTTTTTTGATAGAAGTAAATAGCACGTTTTGCAATCTTGAAAACTGACCTCCCCATCCGTTTACAGGGTCGTTCAGCGAATATCCATCTACAGGACCAATTAAATTTTTAAGAGAAGTAGGATTTAATACTATTATTCCAAGGTCCGGATACATAGACCCTATTGCCTCGTAATTTCTAGTTTGAATTGCTCCATTTGCGATGGTTCCTCTAATAAGATTGTATCTCTTGCCACCGGTTTGAGTTGCTGTATCTGGATTATCTTTTGAATCATCGATTATAGTGATTGTTCCCAAAGATCCACTTAGAGTCATTTCAAATTGGCCGGGATCTATTCTGTCTTTGTACTTCGTACTCCTGAACGCCATCGCATATATGTCGTTCGAATCTACCGAAGTTTGATTACCAAGTGCATCGGATTGAATAAATGAGAATTTTGAATCTCCCGGTGCCAGTAATAAATTTCTATATTGGTTGTATATCGCTTTGGTTGGATAAATCAAACTGCCCTGAGAAATGTTAGTGTCAAACGTAGAAGAACCGGACCCAGCATAATGACCATAAGTCAAAGAAAAATAAATTTCAGCACTGGCAGACGCGATTGGGTAGTCATACACATTCGTATAATACAGTCCGTTAAGTGGTTCAAATGCCGAAGAAGACACTACAGTTTGAGCACTGCTCGTGTAAAATTGAGACCACGAAGTTTCTCCATCGCTCCAAACGCCGGTAGATACTGGCTGGGATCTTCCTGCTACTATATCGGTTGCGTCAAATTGCTTGAAAATCATATGTTTAAATTATTAATCTCTCACGGTTACAGTAACCGGTATAGATACCGATCCACCACTCTCATTTCCAATCACAGTCAATGTTGTTGTAGCCGTTGTAGTCAATGAAGAATTTGGGACAAATCTAAATCTAATACCGAGTGCAATTTGTGCTGTCGTCGAAGAAACGTCTCCGATAAATGTTGGAATGGTGGCAGTTGTCGCAGATTGTAATTGTTCTCCAACGACCGTTCCGACATCTTTGTTCGCCAAAATAGCAGTATATCCGAGCGTTGTATTATACACTGGATTAGTGCTCGGAACAATAACTACTTCTCCCTTATAGTCCTTATCCACATATATAGAACTTTGACCGAGACTAATAACGGGTATGGATGTCTGGCCGGATGGTAATGTCACCAGTTTATATTTCAATACCTGAGTTTCATCGGTGAATGCTTCAAATACAGGCGTATTGCGGATAGCCAAATCATAATATGCAGAACCTTGTGGGTGATTTGGTTGATATAGGCTATAATCAATTTCATCGTCGGCTAAAGCATACGAATTAATATTCAGGCCACCTTTGGCCGCAAGTAGTTCTCTACCCTTCTTCGTGAGAACCGCATCTACAGTGATAGTTTCGTTATTGATGTACGCCATATAGGTTTCTTTCTAAATAAATATATATGTTAAATCCTTTTTTTACTTATTTTATACTGTTTTTGATACTACTGGTTCACTATTATCAAGAAGACCAGTTTTTGGATCTACGGTAGTTTTTTTATTCTGACTGTGCTTTTTCCACTTAAACCCAGCCTGTGTGCCAGTCGTTGGATTTATTTGATAGCTATTTAGTTCTTTTGTAGAAAATTGCCGCTTTGTATATTTGTAATGATTGTCTCTGTAGCCGTTCAGTAAAGTAGCATTGGACGGATAATATTGCATAGAATATTCTTTTCTATAAGAAAGACCTTGCCCAAGTGGTCCGAATAGAGCGTTTGAAGTATTTTCTATAAAATCATTAAAAACTGAACTTGTTGGTGACGAAGATATGAATTCTATGTTATAGACCGTTTTATCATTGACAGAGTTGCCGACATTTTCTCCGTATATATTACCTTCAAATGTCTGAATTCCATCTATCAAATTAAATAGCCCCGAATATGTCACAGGTCTTCCGTTTGATATTAAACTTCCAGTGATGTTCAATCCTGGACTAAATACATTACCTACGACAAAGTTTGGAGATTGGCGAATATCCAGTCCTTCAAATGCACCGGATATTAGACCATAAATTGCGTGTGGAGTACTTGTTACATAATCATATTCACCAACTAAATTATCATTAAAATATAAACTTCCACTGAAATATATGTTTCCAGAAAATAGATTACTAAATGACGCAGTCATTGGATATCCGGTCGACGTTGGTAACTTAACGAGATTTACTGCATAATAAGGTTTTTCTATAGTTTCCGTTTTACCTCGGAAATCATTGAGTACCTCTAGTTCAGACAACTCACTGTATGGTTTTACGTATTTTTGATATACTTGATATTTTTTGTTATACTTTATTACATCTACTCTATAAAATTCTCCGTCCAAGAAAGTGATACCGTCGTCGGCAAACAATCTAAATCCATAAACATCATCTATAATTGGAAAAAATATTTGATTTACGTCGGAATATATTGAAGCCCCTCTGTATTTTACCTCCAAACTCGCGCTCTTGTTAGCATCTTTTATTGCTGTGATTCTATTTACTCCATCAGCGACGCCAATTTTTTGACCAACATCGTGTTTCACTAAAGGTTTTTGTTCGAGCTTTGGTCTTTCTAGTATCGTAGGTTCAATTAATATACCATCTACAAGCTTTGCTCTTGCGGGAATAAGACCTTTGATATATTTGAACATCGCCTTGTCAAAATAAAAGCGAACTATATTCATGAATAAACTAAAATCTATATTTCCAAATCCTTGGTCGTAATATATCTGCTTAAACTTTTCAAACTTGTCGTATGAACGTTTATATACATCGGATGGATCTCCGATCAAATCTCCGAGAGGAAATTCTCCAAAAAACTTTATGATTTCCGTGTTTTGTAATTCTGACGGTGAAAAGAAAATTCCAAGTTTATTTGAATCTACGTTAGATAATTCACTCGCTTTATATGATGCTCTGGTTTCCGATGACAAGTTTGTGGAAAGTTCTTGCTCTATATAATTAATTTTATTGCTTCTAAACTTGTTTGACCCATAGTCCGGTAAGTTCATTGTCATTCTTACCTCTTTACGAGAAAATTGATACGGGAACCCGGTACCAACGGGTGGATCGCAATATGTAATTTGCTCCAATGGTACTAATACTGGTTGAAAATTTACCACCTCGAATGTTGGAAAATCACTCCTAAATGATAGATTGTTTAATATCACTCCATACGATAAATCGACTGGCCGCTCAAACGATATTCTATACAAGTTTTCCGAAACCATTTGTTGCGGAGTTTCGAGATCATACGCATTTGTGTTTAATGTGTGGGCAGTAAATCTTTCTGTAGATAATGGAGATTCCCATATTCTTATATCATCTATATTTCCAAAAAATGCCTCTGGGTCAATGCTCAATGATGCGGTATTTTGATTATAATTTCCGATATAAAGATAGGAACCGGATTCAAACGAGTTATTATAACTTCCACTCAAGAATGCACTGGACGAAACATAAAATGTTATACGGTCATCTTCGGATTTTTGAAGTAGTAAGTCATATCTGGTAGGATACGAATTCAGAGAGGCAGTTGCTCCAAACGCAGATTCAACATCGTTTCTACGAAGCATCGCTTTGTATGAATTTCCATCAAATATTGGTGCTCTCGAAGTAAGTATTGACTTTACCGATCCTGCCCCGTCATCAATACTAAAAAACAATGTCCCCCAATCTTTACCTTTTTCACGAACAGCACCCATAACCCACACATCCGAGCAATTTACTAATCTAAATACTTTACCATCATCGTGTGTCTTTTTTGTGTCGAATCTAAAACTAAATTCTATTGACTGAGCACTACCAGTCCAACCCAACTTGAAATATTCACCGCTTCCGCTGAAGTACGGTTCATACTTTACTTCTTCTACGATATACAGAGATTTGTCGGTTAAATCACTGACGTTTTGTATGCCACCATATTCTTTTATCTTGATTATATTCTTTGGTACGCCAAAGCACGAAATCAAAGCGTTCAGAGATGCTTCAGTTCCTTTTGTTTTGTAGATATATGGCAGCGTATTGAGTATACGTTTCCATATTATTTGATTTCTTTGCTCTTCTGAAAACTCTCTGGCTTTTGAATATAGTGGAGACTCTGGGTCAAAGTCAGATTTTGAAAACGCAGAAAGTATCAATGGAAGATTATCTTTTGATATCTCCACATCCCAGCCAAGAGATTGTAACATATCCCCGACAATATCAGTTGATATTCCTACATTTGGAGAACTTGATACGTTGTTTTTTTCTGTATACTGTTTTGCCGCCAACGAAATATTGTCAAAAAAATGACCAACCATACCAACAAACTTTATATAGTCTGCGTTATTATCGGAATCTTCTACCAAAAACTGAGGAAGATTGTTAATCAATGCTCCACCATTCTCTTTATCATACAAAGAAGCAGAAGTATATCCATCAATCTCTCTGGTATGTTCATCATACCACATTGGATTATCATATAAGAACTTTTCATAACCATCCATCCCTGCCTCCAAATCGTCTATCTGGTCGTTGGCCTCGGATCTTTGTTTTAGATAAAATGTGTCATTTGGGTTTGGTGTAAGTTTTACATCTAAATCTTGTATTTCTCTGGCAAGTTCTTCTATGTTTGATCGTTTGCTTTCAAATGCCTTGAGCCGTAAGTCTGCCGAAGAAAAATTTATAAAGTTTTCAAAACTCCTATAGTCGGTAGTATCAATAAAGCGTTTATTTTTACCTTCTAATTTTTTTTCTAGTTCATTGTATAAACTTCCCGTTTCTCCAACGAGTTGTTCCATAGATAACGCTTCGGTTGCATTTCCTTCATTTTCTATTTTTATTAAAAAGTTTGGACCCCGCAGAGGTATAGTACTTATTACTTGCTTTGAATAAAAATAAACATTTTGTACGATTGGTAAGAACGCAAAATCGCAAGTAACCCACACATCGGTATTTAGGTCTATATCATTCGGGAGTGGCTCAAGTAATTTCAATACTAATACATCATAAAATCTTGGGTCAGTCACCGCGACAGATTTTCTATTGATTATTGATATAGGCTTTTTGCCAGGTATATTCAAATAATACTTAAAGTACCCCGACAAATTTATGTTATATTTTTGTTCTAACCCAAATATTACCGGATAAAATATATTATTATAAAATATTGTCTGCAAAAACTCTACAATCTGAGGATATGTGTCCGGTTTTTTGTTTGTTATGCGGTTTAGCTCCTGATCTATGATATACAAGAACAGACTATAATAGTAATCACGAATAGAACTGAAAGTATAACCTACTTCGTAATTTTGATATGCCCAATTTTTGAACTGGTCATATATTCCAAGAACATCATTGTTGGCATATTGGCCATTACTGCGGCGATTTCCTTTTTTAACGCCATAGTATATGTCATTTAGAAACGAAACAACATCAACGTCTCTTTTAAAACTATAATTCAATTTTAGCTCGTTTGATCCAGTTGGATTTTGTGCGGCGGCGCCATTATAAATCTGATATATTTCCGGTTTGGATAATCCAAATATTAAATCGTCCGCAATTTCATTTACCTGTATTTGTGCGTTGGAAAATATATCATATTCGGTGTTGATAGTGGATTTAGTACCTTTTATAGTTTTTGGTATTATTCCTATTTCCGTTCTACTCGTAGAAATTCCGTTTATGATAAGTTTGTTTTCACTTCCGTTCTCACTACCAATGACGTTTCTACCAAGTTCTATATAAAGTTTATAATTTCCGTTTTGTACGCCAAGGTTATTTAGATTTTTGCTTACGTCAAAAAACAATGACTGTGTTTCTGTACCAAGTATTACAAAATCGGTATTATATTTTTTGTAAGAATATGTTATGAACTGATTAAATACATCATAATATGATGATGTATGAACTGAATATTCTCCGGTCGAATATATCATGGACGATGTGATCAAACTTTCGTCCAAGTTATATACTCCAAATTTTATATAATCTTTTTCTGAGCGACTAAATGGAAAATTTCTGGAAGTCTTGCCGTCCGTGTAAAAACTTAAATCTTCTTTGCTTAAAAACGATCCATAACTCAAAGACGAGGTAGAGGTTACTGTGTATTGTACATCGGATAAATTCATAACTCTGTAAATGTTGGGTCAATTCTAGTTTCAACTTTTACTGGCTCGTATATCACGTTTTTTAGCTCTATGCTTATGGATGAACTATACAACTGACCAGTAACATTTTGTATGATTAGGTTAGAATACTCGTCTATATTTGGTACAATATAACCGGTGCTTAATAAACTTTCTACATCGGCTTGATTATATCCAGTTAGATTTGGGTTGGCTTTCATCTAGAAATCTTGAATGTTGTTGGAATAGTATAGGTCAATATAGACCCACTTTGTTCTGAACGTATTTCAACCTTGTAGTATCGTTCAGACGCAAGTCCGCTTGTATCAAGCATAAAATAGTTTCCTGTTGGATCACAACTTAGACGAGTAAAATCATCATACGGAAGTATTGTTTCTTCACTTTCTGCGTCCTTGATTTGATAATAACTGGACGATGGTAGATAGTATGGTGAAAGATAATCAGAGAATCTATTAGTAAATGTTTTTACTGGATATCTTTGTCTTGCGGCAACATCCATACGAACAATAGAACCAAACTTATATTCTCTTGCCATATTCTTCATATTTACTACAGCGTCACGCAGTTGTATAGCGTCCGCACTGCCAGTATTGATGGTAGAATCATACCAGCACACATCGAGATATGGTGAGTATATTGTGTTGGTTTCTTTGCTAAAGAACTTCAATGATCCATAATCCACAGAACTTGACTCGTCTGCGTGCATCAATATGAAACCTTCGTTTGGTATAGCTTTCTTAAGCCAAGCATTTACTATTGGAGTAACATCCATTCTTACGTCAGATGTTTGATAGTCAAAATATTGATAGCAAGCGTATGAACCTGTAGATATTATACTAGAAGACGCGGGCGGAACATAACTGCTTGTAGGACAATCTGGAAATGGATTGTATTGACTTATGTTTGGATATTCTGCATATCCAGAACCAGACGCGATAGAAGCACTATCTAACCACCATACACCACCGCCACTACAGTCGGTAAGTGATCCAGTATTCCACCATTTTTGTAGTTGGTCGGCACTATAAAACTTCCAGTTTGCTCCATCTGATGTGGATGCTCCATCGTATTTGTATCCTGTTCCCATTGCCCAAGATTGAGAAACAGGATATGCGGCAAGCGAATAACGAACTGGCACTTCTTGCGACTCACAAATCTTCAAGTTCAAGAAAAACTTAGGGCTGGTAATTGTTCCCGCCGCTATAGATTGCGATATAGTAGATAAGTCAAAATGTAAAAGTGCTCGTGATAAGACAGCACCCATAGTAGTTGGACCAGATACATCTTTATATGAACTGGATACTATTCTTGAATCCGTAGAACCGGAATTAAAAGACGCTGATTTTGGTCCATTCAATAGTTCTATGCTTGAACTGGTATAAGAAAACAATACAGGAAATGTACTCGTACTTGAACAACTATAGCCAGAGACCCGCTTTTCAACTTCTAATAGTTCGTCCAAACCCATATTTTTGTACATATAGGTTGGATAGTTGGTTATAAACGTGTCTTTTGTTGGATATAAAAAGTAGTGCATTTATATATTTCTTTACTTTATAAATATAACCGCCCAACAGATATTCTATCTATATTTATGCCACTCTTCCTACAATGTCTTTTGTTGGAAAACGAACCTCAAATACAGATGGATCTATGGATGGATATATAACCTTATCTATAGTGGCCCTTTCAATGTTATATTCATACTGAGAATAATCGCCGTCTTTTAGTGTAAGATTTTTTACACGCAACTGAGTTACGGACTGAACTCCATCTACCTTGGCGATTTCCAGTTCCAATCTGCTAAGATTGATTGGCTGACAGAACTTTACATTGTTTATGTCAAAATATTGCTGTACTAATGTTAAGCAATTAGCCAAAACTTCACGCTTATTATAGTTTTTATAAACAATAATGCTAAAATCTACACCAATGTTAATAACATATCCATCCAACATATTCACGCTGTCCGTAAGCATTCTATACTGATTTAGATAGTTTTTCAGATTATTACGTACCGCTTCGTTAGTAGGTATCAATCGTTGATTGTTATCATAACATAGCAAATATAAATTTATAGCAAATGGGTTATTTTTACTCGTATCAATCTTATTTGTTGTACCTGGTGCCAAACTTCCGGTCTGTGTTGTTGATGGTTGTGCTTGTATATCTGATATGTCCAACTGAGTGTCTGTTACCGCATAGACCTTGGCAATAGAACCATATTTTGATGGCATTGCATATGTTCTTACTTCATAGTCGCCTTGCGTTACTGCACGATTTTGGGCAGCAAAGTATGCAAGTGCGTTGTTTCGAATCTCGTCATTTGTTTCTGCGGCTCTTCCGCCCGTTGCCGGTATTGGATTATTTACTCTCACCGATCTACGTACCAAATTGGTCAAATTGAATTCTAACAAACCGAGTTCAGTTAAATCTCCGAAAAATTCAACAGAACTTACATTTTTTATTGCATTTGCATTTACGTTACTTTCTACTCCACCACCAACAACATATCGTATAGTCAACGTCGTGTTTGATGGAGCCTGACCAAACGCTTTAGACGATAGAAAATTTGATGGATCGTATGCAATATTTTCTGATCTAAACGTGGTCGGTCTGTTTACAGTAAACGCATTTGGTATAATTAATTCGTCGTCTTTTATGCTAGTTCCTGAACCAAATTCTAAAAATGTATTATTTTCGGCATCCACCCCCGTCACAAATCGCTTTGATGTGCGCAAATATCTCAACAAAAATGGAGTAGTGTCCCGATAAGCAGACAGCGTTATGTTGTTTTTATAGATGTTTTCGTAATCTATTGGAACCAAGTCTTGTGCCAAATAATCGGTCTCGTACCATCTATTACCATCCGAATCATATACGTCTAAAACTTCTATAACATTAGTATTGTCTAAGTATATTTTGAAAAACGGAACAGGTGATGCCACAGATACATTTTTTGTTAGTATCTGTCCAGAAAAAGCATCGACGGATTTTTTAAGTACAAAAAATTCCGGCTGTCCGGAGGCGTTTCTCTGAAATACGGAAATTTCCAATGGATCATTCTTTGTATCCACCGTGAAATCTACTGGAGAATTTGTGATAAATGTTACATTGGTATCACTGATTGCCGTCATTCCTGGTTTTATAATCTGGGCATAATTTAAGTCTGGGACAATTTCTCCAGCATCATTCGTTTTTGCAGGAACTAACTGATACACATCCAATTTTGTAACCGAAGGTATTGTTGCCTTTGCCTTATATCCCACCGATTTCGAAGCATCTATAATATTCTTGCGTTCTTCGGAATTTACAAGCATTGATTCTTTGAATTGATAATCTATGTAATATGACAATACATCACCAACATACGCCGCCATTTCCATAAACATCATTCCCGTAGATGCTTCGCTGAAGTCTTTGTATGTGTTTGGATAGTAGGTCTTTGCAAAATCCATCAACGATTGCTTCAACTGAGAAAAATCCCTATTTAGATACTTTATATCTTTATTTTCTGGCTTAAATGATTTTGGTGTATCTAATATCATATATTTCCGGTGTTCATCGAGATTTCCAACGTTTGTGTATCGGTTATACCAACGCTTGGCACAGTAAACAGTACGGTAACTCCAACTTTATACTTATCCTTGTATTCAGTGTCGTCTGTGTTTACTTCTACGCTGTTTACATTTACATAAGACATCCAACGCGAAATATCTTTTCTTATGACATCTTCTATCAATGGAGTAATGTTATCTGTATAATTTTCAAACAATATATTCCACAGACCGGAACCAAACTCTGGGTTCATTCTTCTTTCTCCTTTTTTCGTTCTTAGAAGAAAATTAAGATTTGATTTTACTTGTTCTAATATGCTATAACTTTGATTGAAATACCCCTGTGGCCCATGTGCTATGGGCAAAGTTATTCCATAAGGTTGTGGTATTGTTGCCATTTATTTTATGTTGGCCGTTTTGCTTTTGCCTTGGCGTCGGCGGCTTTTATGAGTTTTGAATAATCTCTGGTTAATGCATTGGCTACAGCGGCAACTTCTTTGTTCTCGTTCAATGCCTCTTTTGGTAAAGTTTTGATAACATCCAACGCAGAGGCCACCGACGTTTGTTCTTCAGTTGGAACGCCACCAACCGTTTCGTTCAATACTTGATTTAGTAAAGGATTTTTTGTAAAAATTCTAGGTGCTTGAACTGCCTGCTTTTTTGCTGGCTCTTCTAATCCAACGTTGAAATTTGGTTTTCTGGTTGGAACTTGGTCGGCTTGCTTTCTTGTCTCAAGTATTGCTGCCGAGTTCTCTGTCATTTTTTCTGCGAGCACTTCCATCAATAACTGCGGAAGAGCGTTATGCACTTCTTCTTTTACGATAGTTCTTATAATATCTACTAGTTCGTTCTTTTTCATATATATGATGCTTTATATAAATATATAGTATTTTTAATAATCAGCCATTTGGTGGAAAGGTAAATGATTTAAGTGTAGACCCCACCGTGGACGTAAATTGACTTGTTTTTATATTTGAAGTCGATAATATACCTTCTCCAACTTTCGGTGCAATATTACTAACATTTGGAAATCCAGATAAATCTGGTTTTGGGGCGGGTACTTCTATCGTTTCTCCATCCGAGTTTGTCGTAGTTTGAGGAGGATTTAACGTATTAAAATTGCTCAAAAATGAATCTTTTGCGCCTCCTACTACGCCATTAAGCTGGCCTTGCAAGTTATTCACTCCAGTGGAATCAATTGCTGTTTGCAATTGACCTAACGCTTGACCTTTTATGTCATCCACTACACTACTCAACAAATGTTTCAACAATTCTGAAGGATTTGCGGACATTGCCGCCTTTATTACAGATACTGCTGCTAATGCCATTCCCATATTTATTTTCAATCCCGGTATAAATGGAGGAACTATACTTTTATATTTTGCTATCTGCTCGGCTATAAACTTTGGACCGGCTCCAAGATTTATACCAGCTAAATCTATACCAGGAAATTCTGGAAGTTTTGGAAAATTTAAACCAGTCAAACTTAAATCTAACTTTGGCATACTGGCATTAAATCCAAGTGTTTTAAGTGCGTCTCCAACGGGAGGTAAGGATGTCGGAATTCCCAGTGAAGATGCTGCGCCTCCTATGCTTGTAGGTACTCCCAAACCGGACGACACACTTCCTATACTTGTTGGTACTCCCATAGTTTGTCCAATTCCACTCAAATTCAAGCTCGATGGACTAGATATGGGATTTGTTATACTTAAACTCGGAGCACTAATGGATCTTAAAGATAAATCAGGTGCTGTTCCTGTTAAAAATTTAGGGGCACTTGTTCCCACACTTACCGAAGGGGCACTTACACTTATTGAAGGCGAAGAAAAAGTGGTAGATGATAAAGACACTGACGGAGCCCTGACTACAGATAGTACATTCATATTATCCTCCCAAGAATACTCTACTACTTAACAACGAACTCAACTGCGATCTTAACGCAGTCAAGCTTATTTGAGATGCATATAACGATTGCATTTGCTCTGCCCACATTGCCATGGCGGGAGGCATAGTGGGCGTCGTTGGACCAACTTTAGTCATATGAAAGTGTGATATTAATGCAGTCAACATTTGTATTTGAGTATTTACACTCAACAATAACCAATCACATAAAGCATACATCCACAGGACGGTGGTTCTGCCTAGTAAGACTGGCTGATCATTTGGTCCCTCTGTATTAAAATTGAGATATATCTTCGGGGCATTCAACGCCATTATTCCTTTATTGGACGTTATTGTCGTATTTCCGTAAGAATTTAAAGAAAGTACTTGATCCGTAGAGATTCCGATCATTTTCTTGGAAAAGAATAGCATTTCGTTTGCCTTCGACGAAAATACTAATCTGTCACTGTTTATTACTATTTGGTCGCCATCCAATTTCGGAAAAGGAATACCCCTCGTGACATTTACCATTCCCGTTGTTGTCACCGGAGAAAATCCAGAGATAGTTTTTCCGGAAGTAAGATGTATGGAAGAACCATCTTTATTTATATCCTCGAGAGTATATCCTTTACCCGAACGACCTTGTGGTAATTTTACTGGAGCTTGCCTATTTCGTATAAGTACCATTGGGTTTCCACCTTTGTCCGAGTATTCTCCGAGCCCATTATCATTTTCACGATTACTGTCGTATGCTCCAAATCTTATAGATGATCCAAATCTCGATTGTAATATGGTATCTCCCTCATATAATTTCAATCCACGTATTTTTGGGTTAAATTTAAAATAATTTCCCAATATTCCTGTATAATCGTCACCCCCAGAAAAATTAATTTTTGATTCTGGACCTGTATATGCTCCATCTTCAGAGTATTCGTTTATATTTTTGTCAACTTGACCCGAAGTTCTTTCTGCCGAAAAATCCGCATTTGCATTTATTGTGGAATTAACATTTAACTTTCTGGTATAGAAATACTGGTCTCTATATTTTCCAATAATTACTATTTCGTTCATTAGAGGATATTCGACAATCCCCGTATTTTCCATAGGAAATGCCCAATCCAATGTTTCTTTTTCTTCATTTTGCTGACTGTTGATAAGCCTAAATCGTATTCTACCTATCCACGAATAATCTTTATCCGTTCCAATCGGTTCACTGCCATCTATATTCGGAGGCCAAGTATCAATCGTCAACTGAGATCTTGCAATTTCTGGGTGGTTTTCATCCATTATAACATCCAGTACTACAGCTTCTTCTAGTTCATAAAACAGAGATTCGTCTGGCTTTCTTTCTATAACAAATCTTTTAGACGCAAGCGTATCATCTTGTTTAATGATTTGTTCTGCTCTGCGATCTATATTAGAATATGCCATAAATTTTATTTAACCTTTTTTTCGGTTACTTCCGGTTTTTGTAACTGTTTGGCGGTTTCTTCTACGGTAGCCATCAACTGCTTGCGTTCGTCTTCTGTTAGCAACATACCACCACCCTCGCCTTCTGCTCCACCCTTACCACTCATCAATCGCTGTATAATAGCAGCAAGTTTGATAAGTTGTTCGTCATTTCTTACACCAACATCAAAATATTCTTTCAATAATGGCACAATCATGGTGGCATCGTTGATGGTTTTGATCATTTCACGCAAATCAGTAATCAGAATATCTATCTGATTCTTCTTTTCTTCGCTGTTTTTGACGATGTCTTTACACAGGTCAGAAAAGTTTTTGCCCTTAAAAATCTCTATGTCATTATCCATGACTATAAATAGTATTTATAATATATATTTAGATTTTTGCCCCGCTGATTGTGCCACGATTCAGATATTCTTCAGCGATGTTTTGCTGGGTAGCCTTCATTTTATTGATAACTTTGGTGATTTTTTGAGTTTGGCAGTCGGCGATTTCTCGTATATATAAATAAAGTGCCTTTTTATTGAATACATCAATGCGGTCAGCGTTTCTGAATATTTCTATAACAGCGTGAGCAATCTTTAGGTCTTTTTCCTTGTTGAACATCTTATGTACGTTCTTATCCCAGTAATCTACCATTAGTGCTATAAACTCGCGTGTTTCACTTTCTTGCTTTTCGTGTTCTGGCTCTACTACAAACTCACCGGCATCACCTGCTTGCTCACATATTTCAACGTGCTTCTTGAACCGCTTATATGTTGTATTATTATCTAAAATAAACCAGTTTTTGGCAACAATGCTGAAGTAACTAAATGCCTTACCCTTACCTGGCTCATACTTGTCTATATTAGCCACCATATGCGATATAGCCTGCTTTTGTATTTCAAGAGGGCTGACATCCGCATAACTAAATTTGAATGTGTTATAAACGTTTTCTGCTATCTTAAAGAACGCTTGTTGGATATGGTCGTTGTATATTCTATCTTTTTCTCTAGATTCTGTTGCTTGGTTGTATGCTATGATGGCTGCTTCTGTTTCTGGGGTAAAATATACATTTGATACTTTTGGCGTGCCGTCTTTTTGCTTATTCTTGGCACCTTTTGGTCTGCCCCGTGGTCGCTTCTTTGGCTCAATCGGCGTATCATTTATTACAACCGGAACAATAATCTGCTTTTTTACCTTTGGCTGCTTCTTGTCCTTTTTTACCTTTTTTATATTTTTGGACGCTACTCGTTTTACTTTTTTGACGAGTTTTGTTTTTTTAGCATTCTTCAGTTTCTTTTTTTTCATATATTATTTTATCTTCTCGTCAAACTCTTTGATTATCTTTACGATTTCAGAAAACACAAATCCTACATCATCGTCTTTCTCGAACAAGTTTTTGTCATCTACTGCTTTTATTCTATTGTATACATCAGACACTTCACCTCTAAACATATCAAGCCAATCTTCATATACTTCCATCTTTTTGATTAGATTATAGCACGCATATCCCAACGCACAAGTCGTTAGAAAAAATATAACCAATAGAGTTATTAGTAACCACATAAAGATTATTATTCTTCGTCTTCCTCTTCTTCATCTTCGTCGGGATCATATCCAAGTTCTTCTTTGATGATGCCCAACGCTTCTTCGACTGAAGGCCAACTACGGCTTTCTAGTGCGTATTCTAATAGTTCTTTTACTTCTTCTATGTTGTCTGGGTCAATGTTCATAGTATCTTCCATCCTTGTTCCACGAGTTCTAATGCCTTCTTGTATTTTATATATTGTGTTTCACCATTTTTTTCCACAACAACCTTATCATTTCTGCCGTGTTTTACCTTTTTTTCTACTGGCTTGATGAACTTGACGCCAGGATCAATCATTAGTCTGCCATTTAGATGGTCGATTTCGTGTTGAACGCAGATTGTTTCTAATATACCAACATCGTCATATACGCTCTTTTCTGTTGGCGGATTTGTATCTGGACCAAATGGGATGGGGTTGGCGTGGTTGAGAGTATTGACGGTTACTTTCAACTTACGCATCGTATTACAACTCTTGCCCGGCAAACTTAGGCAACCTTCAAGATAAATGATATTTTCGTTACTAACTTCTGTTATAACAGGATTCATCAACACAACTGGCGGTTGATCTTTTCTGGCTCTAATAACAGAAACACTTTTTGATATTCCTATTTGATTGGCAGATAGTCCAACTCCACCGTGAGGCAAACTATCTAAAGTTTCTATAAGCTTGTTTGCTATTTCTTGACCCTCTTCAATAGAAGATACAGGTGTTGTTGGCTTATGTAGAAAATCTTTATCCTTGACTATTTTATAACTCATACTATGTGAATTTTTTTGTTTTACAATTCACATATATATTGAATAGTTTTATTTTGTCAAATTATAATAAAATAAATTATGGATTAGGACGACTAAAACGTTCATAATCTCTCAAGAATGGCTCGTTTGGTGCAGGAGGTGGCTCTATTCTGTTTTGTAGTTGTTCGTTATACGGATCTTTTTGTTCTATTTGCTGTGAAGGTTCTGGTGTAGGTTCTGGAGTCGGACTTGGTGTCGGCTCTGGAGTAGCAGAAGGAGTAGGAGATGGTGATATTGTTGGTTCTGGTGTAGCCGTTGGATTGGGCGTTATAACTGGCGTAGCAACTGGTAAAATCTGTTCTTTCTTTTTTCCTACTAATGTATTATATGCCAAAATCAAACATACAGCGAGAGGGTCAAACACAAGCATTATGGACCATATGAAATAATTTACTGCGGTGTCTAATGGTACGCCAAGGCTCTTGGCAATAAACTTGAATGTGCCTACGTCGGTTTTTACTATCTTGTCTTTATAATCTGTGTTTTGATTACGTAATGCTTGTATTTCGTTTTGATATTCTATTACCTTTTTCTTTCCAGCATCTGCCAGTTCATCTTTTTTGCTGTTTAGCGATGATACTTTATTATCAGATTCTTTGTTGTATGCGTCTATGGACGCCATTATTTCTTCAATATCCTTTTCAAGTTTCTTGATGTTTGCTTCTATATCTCCACGCTGACTTTTGCTTCTGCTTTCTATTGCTGCTACACGGTCATTATATTCCTTCATCTGCGACGCATATTGCTCACGCAGTTTGGTTATTCTGTCTTGAGATGATTTTATCTTTTCATCTATTTCAGCACGTTCTTTTGTTTGACCTTCTTTTACAACTCTAGCTTGGTTTAGTCCATTTTTACCAAACAGCCCACCTGTGCCTTGGTCCATCCATTTCTGAACTTCCTTGTCTAATATTTCCAATCTGGCATTGAATAGTTTTATCTGCTCAAGCTCTCTGGCTATATCAGTATCAGTTGAAGATTTTGATATTTCAAGAGCTTGTTTTGCCGCTGCTATATCTGCTGAAGCATCCTGTGTTGTATTTGCTGATTTACGAATGCTTTCTATCTGTTGATTTTTCTGTGCTACAACTTGAAGTTTTTGTTCTATGAACTTTTTTCTGTTAGCATCAATGCCCGCTATTTCTTCCGAGTTATAATCAGACTTCTTGATAGTTTCTATTTCTTTCTCAAACTCTGCTATCTTGGTATTATTAGATTCTATGTTTTGTTCATATCCTTGAACGGCAATAGATGTTGCTGTATATCCTGCACTCAAATAACCATATATGCCAATGGAAGTTATGCCCATCAGAAATAGTGTGGCAAGTAACATATATGATTTCATCCACCATCCTATTTCTTTCCATTTTTGCTTTAGAAACGTGGCAGTAATAATTTTACCAATCTCAAGAGCAGTACCCATTATAATAATAGATAATCCGCCACCAACAAAAAGCAGCTTCAATCCTATGATGCTAAAATAAGCACCACAGATTGATATGGCAATACCGCTTAATAATACTAAAAATGCTAAGATATTCATGTTATAATAAATATCATATATATCTAAAAAGAACCTTCCTTCCGAAATATAGGAAGCCAATCAAAAATTGGAGATCTACTTCGTCGGTAGACGGCTTATGCCGGTACAATGTCCAACAATTTAGCTTTAGATTTTATTAATCCATATAATTGAGTAGGATCTAATTCATCAGCAGAATCAATTCCGCTCAAATCTTCACTAACATTCGCCTTTACGAGTTCATTTACATTTATAATACCAAGTCTTGCTAACAAATTTGCAACAAACTCGGAACAATAGAATTCTTCTTGCCCATCTTCTTTGAACTTATCTTCAACATTTTTAAATCTATTGAACAATTTCCACAACGTTGGAAATTTTTGTTTTACTTGTCTGGCTATTCCGGCGCTATCATAACCTTTTATACCTTTTTTCAAATCGTTATACGCGGCGATTAATTTATCTTCACTGCCTCCGACATTAAAAATGATATAATTTTGAGGATTTTTTTCTATCTCAGATCCATCTTTTATTCCGACACCGTTTGTTGCCGCGTCCAAGATTCTACCATCACTTAGCACAAATCCGGCGTGATTTGCTGCCTTGAGATCGCCGTGTACAATTTTATTGACAAATTGTATTCCGGTACCAAAAAAAGTTTGACCTTGTCGATAGCTAAATGCACCCGTTATATCAAAAAACACTTTGATACCAGGAACATCGAGCTTCCATTTCCCAGATTCTTTGTCTTTTATCACGGGATCTATTTCTCGAAGATTTATTTCTTCGACGACTTCTCGAATCAACTGCTTTAATTCACTTTTCTTCATATTATAATAAATGTCTTATAAGAATAAATATATATAAAAAGAAAAAAACCCAGATTTTATCTGGGTTATATATTAACTAACCAAATCAAAGAACTCTGCTTTTTTAGCAGGTTTGTTATCTTCGTGCCATTTTATTCGTGTCCTGCACTTTGCGTAATAATCATTACTAATTTCAGAACTATAACACTTTCTGTTTAGATGCTGGCAAGCAATATATGTTGTCGCAGAGCCGCCGAATGGATCAACTACAACGTCACCTTCATTAGTATGCTTTTTGATAAGCTCCCCAAACAGTTCAAGCGACTTTTGAGTAGGATGAATACGATCAATTTCTCGCTTACCCTGATAAATAGGATACTGATAAATGCCATTATCATACTCAGAGTTGAACGTAGCCTTGCCTCCCTTTACACAAGAAATGGCGATTTCACGAGCATTACTAAGATATGTTGCTTTCGAGTTGATAGGAACAGGATTGGTTTTTACCCATTCAATAAAACGCAGCTTACCAAACTTGTGCTTTTCAAGCAGCTTGCTCAATGTCTCAATTTTCCAAAGATCAAAAAAGATGATACAAGAGCCGCCGTTCTTCAATACACGGCTAAACTCCTTGATAAACTCTTCAAGAGTTTCTAAGGTAAAGTTGCTATCCCATTCACCATAATCTGTTTGGATCGCATACTTACTTCCATACTTCGCCTTGTCTTTAGTGGCATCATCGGCATTGAACAACGCATCCATACCCGTCTTCTTGGAGATAATATAAGGCGGGTCAGTCAACACAAAATCAACAGACTTGTTGTCAATCTTTTTGAGCATTTCTAACCCGTTTATGTTATGAAAACCAAGATCCATAAAAGTAGTATACCATAAAAAGTAAGGTTGTCAATCGTATAAAAAGAAACCCCGAAGTTGTATTATGGACCATAACGTATGATAATTCTTACATTACTTGGTGCTGAAATACCTGTAACATTAACAAGTGCTGAACTACTATCCGTTGAACTAGTCATTCCATCAAAGGTACGTGTGGCGACAACTTTGTATGTTCCGCCAGTATCTATTACGACTGGTGATACGGTGTATGTCGATAATGTAGCACCAGATATAGCCACATTATTTCTATACCATTGATATGATATTGTACCTGCTCCAGAATCTGTAACGGGTGGGGCAGGCGTTGCGGACACGCCGCTTACATCCTGAAATCCAGTCGTTCCTCCATTAATGAGCGTACTAAATGATAGTGGTGTTAATGTACCGTTGGCTGTGTTTACTGTATACCACTGACCATTGTCAAAGGATTGACCATACAACGTTGAACCGGCTGGACCGAAGGTGATTTGAAGCCTGACTATTACCGGAGAACCAACTGTGCCTATATTGGTGGCAGCTATAGTACCACTTAACGGACCAGACGGCAGAGTCAGATTATAAAACATAGAACCGTTGGAAGTAGTGGCATATAATGTACCATTACTAGTAATGGCTATGTCTCCAATATAATTGTTGTTTGTTGTAGGTATACCGCCCGTGAGCGTAGCGGACGAAATGCCATTAGAAATCATTGCAGGGGTTCCTGACCCATCATATTGTAATGCGACTCGTACCAGCATATGTGTGCCCGGCATAATATACCAATAAGCATTATTCCAGTATGCTCCGTTGTCTGGTCGGCTGGTGGTCAATTGCCCTAAATTGACTGGTATAGAATTGGCAGCTTGGTTCCAATACCACAGAGACGCCAGACCACTTCCACTCGGGTTAGGTGCCGCAAAAAATACTTGACCTCGGGTAGTATCAAACGCTATTCCGTTTATTGCGTTTGCTGATGTAGCACCTACAAGAGTAGACACATCTCGCACAGCCCTCTTTGTTCCAGTATCGCTGATTTCATAAATATTGTTGTCTGTACCAACAGTATAATAATACACCGATACTGATGCGAAAGACGATAGTGTAAGTGTATTTCCAAACTCAACACTTGTAGCAACAGGATGAACGGTAAAGATAGGTGCCTTTAATGTTCTAACAACGTTTACTGTTGCTGTATTGCTGTCTGTAAAACTGGATACACCATCTATAGTACTGGTTGCTCTAAGTTTATACGCACCAGAGTCTGCACTAGCGGCGGCACTCACATTATATGATCTAGAAGTTGCTCCTGTTATAATAACATCATCTTTGTACCATTGATATGTTGGAGTTGGTGTACCAGTAGCCAACCCAGATAACGTAAATGATTGATTGAGATCAATGGTCACGGAGGATGGTTGGGCAGTAAATATTGGTGCCGCAAGAGTTCTAACTACGGTTACTGTTGCTGTATTACTATCAACTGAACTGGATGCTCCGTTTAGTGTATTGGTGGCAACAACCTTATAATCGCCGCCATTGGCACTAACCGCAGAACTTACGGTATATGATGTAGATGTTGCTCCAGTTATAGCGACGTTGTCTTTATACCATTGGTATGTTGGAGTTGGAGTGCCGGTCGCTAATGCCGATAGTGTAAATGACTGTGTAAGATTTACCGTTGCGGCGACGGGTTGCGTAGTAAATATAGGCGGCACCAAAACTTCTATGACAGTAACTGCCACCGCATTACTGTCCGTGGACACTACTGTTCCGCTAACAGTATTACTTGCTGATACTTTGTATATGCCCGCGTCAGCAAGAACTGCCGATGATACTGTATATGTAGCAGATGTTGCACCTGATATAGCAACATTATTTTTAAACCATTGATATGTTGGTGGAGAGTCGCCTGTGGCAAGAGATGATAGTGTAAAAGATTGGGCGACAGATGCGTTAGTAGCAACTGGTTGTAGTGTAAAAACCGGCGGATTGACTACACTTAAAGTTGCAATATTTGAAAGACTACTTCCCAACGAGTTACTAACTTCCACGGTATAAGCGGCGGCATCCGATATTGTAACATTCGCTAACACATACGATATAGATGTTGCACCGGCAATATTCGTTCCTCCTTTTTTCCACTGATATGTAAACGGGGCTGTTCCGGTGGCGGTAACATCAAAGGTGACAGTCTGACCAACTTTAGCAACTGGACTAACGTCTTGAGCACATGCCATACTGCATAATGCAAGTATATAAAAAAGTATCTTGATATAGTTCTTCATTTTGGCCCATATTGATGGTAGGCAGCATTTTGTCAAGATAATAAAAAGCCCCGCAAAAATGCGGGGCTTTAGGGGTGATGGACTTATCACCCTCCACCAGTCAGTTTGTGGAGCCACTGACAACCATAACCACTTTCATTAGACTATATACTGTTGTATATTTGTCAAGGGCATTATAACAGTTTGTGTGTCTTTGGTCTTTGCTCTTCAATCTTCAGTTTAGGAAGATCAACTTTTATTGTTCCGTTTGTGAAGTCGGCTTTGATCTTATTTTTGTCAATGCCTTCACCCACGCTGAACGAGCGTGTGAAACTAGAACGCTTAATTTCTTTATATAGGTACTTTCCTTTAGTTGTGTTTTCATTGTTAGTTTTTTTACCTCCTCGTATTACAAGCGTGTCGCCCTCAAGATCTACAGAAACATCTTCCTTGCTTAATCCAGCAACATCTGCTTCAAGAACATACTTGTCATCATATTCAACAACATCTACTTTTGGGTAACTGTGCTTGGTATAAGATCCGGCGTAAGGTGTTACGCCGAAACTGTTGAAAACATCGTCAAATAGACGATCAAATGGGGTGAGAAACTCATCCCGTGTATATCTGCTTAGTGTACTCATATGTTTGTATCCTTTGTTTATATCGACCCCATTATGGGCACCGATGGCACATATATATGCAAACTGCGTGCCAACTGGTCTGTCACACTGTTTACCTGTGAAGACACAAAAAAGAGCACCAAACTGGTGCTCCGTTTTGTCACACGCTTGAGACTAGGTGTCTCAACTTTCTCGCTTCGCAACGTCGTGTTCAGCGTTGCAGGCCATATAGTCTGCAACGTGAATAAGACGAGCAAGATTATTCTTTAGACCCTTTTCTGGGTCATAAGTCTTTAGATAAAATTCAGCGGCTTCATCATACATTCCATCAGACAATTTGATCGCCAATGTTTCTTTCCAAGTAAGCACAATACCAAACCGCTGTAGATTGTATAATGCTCTATCCGTAACTCGCCAGAACTGATTTTTTGTGTTATTCTTAAAAAGCAGTCCTTGCTTGTTCATAGACCATTCGTCGGTATTGGGAATATAATATGGCCCAGTTTCATCTCCAAGTTTTCCTAAATCGTGATGCAGTGCCGCCATAATACGCTCTTCTTCTGTATAATCAATCTCGCCGCCAAGAGTTTCATACAGCTTTTGTACTCCACGACTAGCACGTTCTACATCAAGTACGTGATGAATATATCCTCCAATATAAGCGTTATGGTAATTCTTTTTTCCAGACGCCGGTGCGGTTGCTAGTTGCAATCCAAGATTTTTCTCGGAGTACATATTCAGCAATTTTTCAAGCCTGTCTCCACTAAACTTTTCCTTCAAAAATTCAAGAAAGTATTCGTAATTTTCCTGAACTTGATTTTCTGTCAAATCTGAACCTGTATGTAGTGTTTTATTCATAAATGATATGAATACAACATAGCATCTATTGTCTATTCGTCAATTTATAATATGTTTGACTGGATGCCTTACGTATCTTAGGTATCCTTTTGATTTTGAAACCGGCCATATCACGAAATTCTCGGGCTTACGATCAGAAATTACTTTGTATGTATTTTTATAATTTTTATATTTTTGATAATCCTCTTCGGAAGATATTTGAAAATCTTCTCTCATAATAGATTTACCGTTTCCATCTTCTATGCAGAAGAACCAAAATTGATAGTCGTTTGATTTTTCTATATCACTTTCTTTCCACTCGATTGACACGGTATATTCTAGTATACTTGGTTTAGTGTAATTGCGAGAAAATAATTTAAGTTCTTCCCGCCAATTGCATTGATATAAATCAAACATATCAGGATTATTAGCACAGCATAAATCAAATATTTTTTCGTCGCTTCCGATAAATCCTTTGCTTATACTATCGTTCACATAAAAATCAAATTTATCTTTCAGCGGAGAAATCAAGTCTTTGTGTAGAAAAAATATAGTTCCTTTTAAAAATCTCATCTGAGAAAGTAAATGGTATTTCGCACTGTTTACGTCCTTTTTTAAATCGGAGAATACATTAGGATTAATACAGAAAAACTTTATCTTATCTTTTTTTAATAATAGTTTTGAAGGATCTGGCCATTGTTCAATGTTTTCAACTTCCGAAGAACTTCTGATAAATCCCGCGTCAACCCAACTAAAATATTCCGTATTAAAAGGATTAATTTTTAACACTTCCTCTAGATAATGAACTTTATTAAACATTAATACATTATACAAAGGTTTGCACATTTCTGGCACATCTCGGTGGTGTATTATACTCTTAAAATCGTTTGAATACATCAACTGTTCTAGTTTTTTATTATATAGCTTATATCCTGTCAGGGCTTCTATAGTAGTTTCATTAATTATAGTTTTTTTTAATTGCGGGTCTATTTTCTTTCGCGATTCCAAAATCCTGTTTATAAATTTTTTTTCTGTAACAATGAACAAGTTTATATCCAACGACAATAGATTGTCGAACCAACACATGTACATCTCGTTGGAAACCGTAAAATGCTTCCAGTTTTTTCTATCTATATCAAAATAAAATGTACAAAATGTTATATCCATGACCAATTAAATGCTGCGTGTTTATGTGTTAATACACACTCCGTTGTTGTGTTTATAAAATATTTATCATGCTCGTCTAACATACTGGCGACGGAGAACCCATCACTTGCCAAAGAAGTAGGAACAAACCCCTCCGAATATCCATAAAATCCTTGCGTATTTAAATCTAGTAAATGTTGCATGGCTTTATTAGAAAATCTAACTATTGGAAAAAAACTACCCATATGCTTTTCGCAGGACTTGTAATTATCTCCCGGTCCCGGCGCAAATCCTAACCAACTACCACCAGATCCCATACGTCTATTTATAACACTTATATTAGGAAAATTTTCATAGTTTTCTTTTTTAAAAACTTGGATTGCTATAAAATCATCTGCGCATGGTTCATAATCATTCAATAGTTCTTTGAAGTTTCCTTCAAAACTAACGTCGTCATCAAAAAACCAATAGTATTTGTAATTTGGATTTTGTATATAATAACATAACATTCTAAAATGTGCATAGAAATATTTCGGGTTCTGGTGATTTCCCCATCTATGTCTGGTGCTTATAGGACGATTAAAATTATTTTTTATAAAAAACTCGTCGTTAAATACACACACTGGTGTATTTTGGTACTTAGAAGAAATTTCCTCCCTTGCCATGTTCAACTGATTGTCAAATAACAATTCAAATATAGGAAAGTTCTGTTCTTTGAGCTTTATAATGTTATTATACCAATCTCCAGAAAACGTTTTGTGATATGTACACATTACTACTGCTGTATTATTCATATATTATTTTTTATTGCTTCGTACCAAGCTGGAATCCGATTAAATTGGTGAACCATATCATATTTATTTCCACTTTTTGTGAATACCCACCCATTCTGTATGTACGGTATTCCGTATTTTATGTTGTGCTTAAATCCCCAACGCTCAAAAAATTGCGTAGGACCGGCGACGGCACAGTGCATTGCCCATCCATCATCCAGATTAAATATTTTTATTTTTTCTACTTGATTGTTTGCAACCATGACTATCAACGCTGCTTGATCTTTAATGTTGTGGTTGTTTGAACCAGCTTCACACAGTTCATACATGCGTTTGAATAATTTAATCAAAGCATCTCTTTTACCGGCAATAATCCCAGAGTTTATGATTTCTATCGGTTTGCATTTGTTAAAATGTTCCGGAAAAATGCTGTTTATATTATTTGAATTCCACGGCTCTTGTTCTACACGCACGCCTTCGCCACTAACAAATATATCATAATTTGATGAATCCATTTTTTCAAACGGATTGCCTTGAAATATTACGTCAAATACATCTGTAACCAAAATCAACTCGGCGTCCGCTTTTTCTAAAAATTCATAATTATGTTTCAGTCTTTCGTGATTTATATACCATGTGTCTTTTACCGACACCGGTATGGGTATGATTCCCATACCTTCGCACTGCTTTAATTCCTCGTCAGAAGAATTGGCACAAAGTAGTATCACTTTTCCATTGCAATGTTTTTTGAAACTTTTGCTCCACAATTCAATCTTACTAATATTGGCAGATATATTATTGGATAATCCTAGTAATGCGGTATTCATTTAAGCACATCCATTTCTAGCAACCTTCAAGTTATCATTAAAATGAAAAACAGAAGCCCACAGATATTCTAAATTATAATTTGTTTCAGTTTTAACCGAATTTGTAGGAAGTGTTGACATTAGATTTTTATAAAATTTTGTGTCATTTTTTAATATTAGTTTTTTTGAGATTATATATTGCATCCCGCTACTAAATTTAATAGGTGGCGTGACTGGTATATTATTGTCGGTTGCATATTTTTTTGCACTGTTTATCATATTATCGTTGTCTCTTATATAAGTTACTCCAAGAGGTAAAAAATCTACATCAAATTTAAAATTATTAACTTTTTCTAAGAATGGGGGACAATGCACAAACGGGTTGTCTTGAGAAAAACAAACATAATCGGGCAAATTGTCATAATTGTCAATTATATATCTTAGATATGCTATTGCATCGTAGCCAAAATTCGGAAGATTGTTATTGTATTTGTGCGAATTTTTTGGATTTTTATTATATATCACAAAAGGATGCGATAGTTTGGAAATCCATTCCAAGCTTTCTTGAAAATGACAAATAACTACAACCATTTTCATATAATACTCCGTTTAGAAAACAATATATCGTGTTGTATAAGTATTTCTCTATGGTCCGGATGATGAATGTCTGACACGATTTTTGTAAACGGAAAACCTAGTTCAGCCATAAATGGTTGTAGCATATTGAGCATGGGCGCACCGGTATTGTATGGATAAACAGATGCTTCCAACAAAAAAACATCGGCCCGCTTGCACATTTCCAATCCTCCATTTATAATATCCATCTCTGAGCCTTGGCTATCTATTTTTATAAAATTGAAAGTTTTTTCATTTTTAAAAATTTCATCCAAGGTGGTTGTTTTTATATTTTGTTTTATTACCGACTCGTCGTTATAATATCTAGTATTTTCTCTGTATAAAGAATCACCGGTATTAAAAGAATTGTGTTTCGTCTTGTAAACTACGGTTTCTTTCACGGTGTCGCTCAGATATGCAATTTTATAATCTATTCCAGACTTTGATACATATTGCTCTGTAATAGGATTTCCATCGATCATATAGTAGTATGCATTTGGATAAAATTTCTTACATCCAAATGTAAATGTACCGGCGTGAGCACCTACGTCCAGTATGGAATCAAATTTATATCCATTATTTACCAGTATATTAAAATCCATAAATTATAATTTTCCAGTTATTTTATCGCACCATCCTTTTGACTTACTGTGCGGCCATACTACCCAATGGTGTGGTTTTTCGGAAGTGTTGAATGTTCTCCACAATTTTATGTATTTGTCTCCGTTTGGATCTTTGGCTTGTTTTAACAATCGTTCAACCTCAGCCAAATCGGCATCTTGTCTGTACAACTGACCATTGTCTTCTCGCTCAAAAGCAACACACCAAAAATCATAATCGTTTAGTTTAAAACTATTTGTTTGAAGATCTATACAATGTTTGAATATCTGCAAGAATGAATCTTCCCATTCTTTTTCTGTTTTATATTTGTGGTATTTGTTTGGCGGATATGTTTTGTCTATTGTTTCTTGTTGAACTGCACGCTTTCCGAAATGCAATCCTGCGTATTTCTCGTAATCTTTCAAGGTTCTTACTTTTCCAAATCCATATTTTCCCCATTTTATGGTTTCGTGTTTTTCACCGTCCATCGAGAAAAGTATACGATTTCTACGATGGCATAGAGAATTTCTTTCTCCCCAATCCTTTTTGTCTGGAATTTTTTCTTTACTACCACCGCCGTGGTCATCCCAATGCTTAGTTCTTCCTTTGCGAGTATATTCGTGCCAAGCAACTAATCTATGTGGATGAAATAAATCATACCCCCAAGTAAACGCACGCACGGCTATACTGATTTCTTCGCCGTGAAAATAATATTCGGGATCGTGTGGAACTTCTTTGCAAAACTTTCCGGTTGTAAACGCAAAATGTGCAGAATAAAACCTTGCGGGAACTGGAGCAGACAATTCTTTCCAATTGTCCATTGCTGCTGGCAAAAAGAATACCGCACCTTCCGGAATAAATCTATCAAAATCCATTCTCCACGGAGTTTGTACTCTTGCTTCTGGGTCTTTATCTGGATCAAACGAAGGAATATATCCGGTAAGCAGTGGCTTCTTGTGTCCCATTTTTTGAAGCTGCTTATACATTCCAATTATTACTTCGTCCCAATCTTTAACAAACCGATGATGCGAATCTAACTGCAATGTATATTCTTCGTCTTCATATCTCTGCTGTATTTGATTGCGTGCCCAGCACGCACCTTTACTTTCCATGTATGGAATATCAATAATTTTTACATTGGGAAGGTCTTTTATTTCATCAATTTTTTCTTCCGGCGAATGTTGCCAAGCAATACAAAACACAAGATTTTCCGGATGCTTTGCGTTTGCTATGCAGTCCTTTATTGTAGGAACTAGTTGAGGATCGCGATACGCGGCAATTTGTATAAAGATTTTTCCATTAGAACTCATATAACATTTAATTTACTATATTCTTGTATATATACAAGTTATAATAAATAATTTAATAAAACTAAATTATTTTAATTGAGGAAGCAACCGGAGCAGCCGGTAGAAATCAAAGTCCAGCCAGATATATTACCGGAGCCATTGAGACAATATATATCTCCCGAATTAACAACGACGGTGGCAACGCCAGAACAACACCACACCGTCACCGACCCAAGGTTAGAATTTGCTTGATATAAGGAGCATACTTGTGTTGGTTCGGGCGTTGGACTTGGTGTGGGCGGTGGCTCTGTAGGTGTCGGAGGTATAGGAGATGGAGTTGGAGTTTGAGTAGGAGTTGGCTCTATCGGGGTAGCAGTTGGAGAAGTCGTAGGTTCTGGAGTTGGACCGGTTCCACTCGGAGTTGGAGTAGGTGGAATTGTGCTGGGAGTAGGAGTTGGTCCTGGAGTTGCTGTGGGAGGAATTTGAGTTGGAGTTGGAGTGGGCGTTGGCGTAGCAGGTATTGGCGTAGAAGTTGGTGGCAGAATACCAGTCGGTGGAGGAGTTTGTGTTGGAAGATCGCATGGGGTACTAGTTATGTATGCTGTTCCAAGAAGGTTTGCGGTTATTCTATTTCCACAAACTAGATACGCAACTGTTTCTCCGGGTGAACCAAGCAATTCGGCATAATTATTCTCTATTCCATATGCATCAATATAATTAAAGCTTATGACTCCTCTGGCACCAAGTACTCCATTTATCCAATATGTTGGAAGAGTACCAGGCAAAAAATTTGCAGTAATTATAACATTCTGATTTGTATTAAATCCAAACGCCGTAGTTTCTGTAGAATATATGTTTCCAAAGCCGACACCGGCACTATTAACACTCCATCCCGCAAAATAATATCCCGGAGATATTGATGCAATAATGTTCATTACTCCCGTGCCAACAGAAATTGTTCCCGTGGGAGTAGGACCGTCTGTTCTAGCCGCAAAACCTCCGGTAGTTGATGTTATTGTGTATTGTATGCTGGTGACTGGGGTCGGAGTAGGTCCGGAAAAAGTCGGAGTTTGTGTAGGAGTCGTGGATGGAGTAGGAGTTGGAGTTGCCGATGTTCTGGGAGTTCTAGTTGGATACGGAGTTTTGGTTTGAGTCGGTGTCACCGTTGGTGTAGAAGTTGGAAGCTGTATGATTTCTTCCCAACCAATATTCCTGCTATCGTCGGATTTTTTAATATAAAATTTTCCAGTATCGGTCGATGCATTAGAACCTATTAATCCAAATACCTTTTTTTCAGGAGATTGATTTATTGAAATTTTCTCGTGCATACATTATATAGAAAATTCCGGAGTTGGTGTTGGAGAACTGGTTGGAGTGGATGTTGGAGGAACGCTAGTTTGCGTCGGCGTTGGTGTCGGTGTTGCGGTTGCCTCTGGTGTAGAACTCTGCGTCGGTGTTGGTGTTGGTGTTGCCTCTGGTGTAGAACTCTGCGTCGGTGTTGGTGTTGGTGTTGCTCCTGGTGTAGAACTCTGCGTCGGTGTAGGAGTAGGCGTAGGCGTAGGGGCAGGTGTAGAATTGTCATCGACGACGTTAGTAGAATCGTCTATTCTCCCCCACCCTATATTTCTACTGTCTTCTCTTCTTTTTATATATACCTTGGCATCGTCGGAACTAAATAATGATCCTATTAATCCAAATACGGATTTTTCTGGGTTTCCTCGTGGTGGAATACTGCGTCTCATATTTTAATTGTTATGGACATACTGGGCAGCAGTTACCCGGAATGCATTGTGCTGGATCTATGTATGTACCGCACTCTCCATCGGCATAAGTTATATCTTGCAAGCATCCATCACACGAGCTTATGCTAACAATGGTACCCTCCGGTGGGCAGTCAGTAGGCGTTGGCGGAGGGTCTGTAGGTGTTGGTTCTGGTTCCGTAGATGTAGGTGTTGGTACTGGATCTGTAGCTGTAGGCGTTGGTACTGGATCTGTAGCTGTAGGCGTTGGTACTGGATCTGTAGCTGTAGGTGTTGGCGTAGCTGTAGACGTAGGTGTCGGTGTTGGCGTAGCTGTAGGCGTAGCTGTCGGTGTAGGTGTCGCAGTCGATGATGGATTTGGCGTCGCCGTTGCTCCTGATGGATTGAAATATACTACGTCGGTGGTTGAACTATAATAAGTTCCTCCACTGGTCACCAATACACCTCTGGCTTCAACCCAATATGGAGCAGGATTCCCTGTAGGAATAACGTTTGTAAGCAATAAATAATCACTATTTCCGCCAACATTGCTCGGAGGAGCACTGCGAGATCCCACTGTAACATATCCGGCACTGCTCAATCCACCCTCAGTTGTAGCCGTTCTCATTTGTATAGCGTGAGAAACAAAAGTCTCCGACTGTGCATATGCGGAAGAATCTGAATCCATATATGTTGGATATAGATTGATATTAACATCCACGGACGGAGATACTGGAGGCGTTGTTGGTGTTGGCGTTGGAGTAGCCGTTGGTCCTGGTGTACTCGACGGAGAAGGTGCGCCACCCGTCGCCGTAGGAGACGGAGTTGGTGTCCGAGTGGGAGTTGGAGTTGGAGTAGCTCCAGTTCCGCTAGGGGTCGGAGTAGGAGTATTACTTGGGGTTGGCGTTGGTGTCGGGCTAGAAGTAGGAGAAGGTGTTGGAGTTGGTGTGGGGGTAGGACTTGCAGTTGGAGAAGGTGTAGGAGTAGGTGATGGAGTCGGTGTAGGAGTTGAAGTAGGTGCTGGAACAAAATTTATAGGTCCATATTTGCAAGTATATCCTTGAAAACTAAATGTACAAGGAGCGGCACTTGCACTATAAAATACATACAAACTTCTATCTGTGTGGGCAACACCAAGTTCCAATAATGGCAATACGTTTCTACCATATGATGCACTTACTAAAGGTACTCTGTTATTATTAAATGAATATATTCCACTGTCCGCTTCTACTGCAACGTCTGAAGTAGATCCAACAGATAACAACGGTTTACCGGGAGAATATACAAAACAATCAGTAAGAACATAATTCTTAGGCAAAACATCTCGCTGTGTACCATTACCCAAATATCCAGATGTTCCGTCACTGAAAAATATCAAACCAAAATTGGTGTCTGGACTTGTTGCCGATGCTCCACTTACTGGCAGCAACAAATGGTTGTCGCCGATAGAATCAATCCATTGAGATGGTCCAGGATTTAAGTTGTCCGGAGTATACGAAGAAACGAGAGTAGAGTCGTTATTTCTTACGCCGCCATGATAATTTTGAATAATTTTACTACCAGTCAATGCAGTATTAAAAACGTGCGCTTCGTAGATAACGCAGTTTATGTTATAATGACTGCCGGTCTGTCCACATCCCATAGTAGTATAAGAACTGCTTATAAAACTTGGAGCAGATGAAAGAGTTCCCCAGAGTTGAGAATTTACATAAAACTTAAAATAGTTAGAAGAATCTTTTGTTATTGTGGCGTCAAAAGGACGGTTTGGATACAAGTTTAAAAAATCTGGATATTCTATTATTTTTTCGGTAGTACCATCATTTATATATCCGATCAAACTACTAGACTTTATTCCAACGTATGCTCGGCTTCCGCTATTCGCCATCGCAATCAAACTTGAACCAACACCAAACAATACTCTATTACTTGTGTCTGTCAGCACTTCGTCGGAAGATATAAATGCTCTTACCGATAAAGAAAAACTTCCCCCCAGATCGTATGCCTTTCCGTAGCAAAATAAATTTGTATCACTTCCCGGCAATGTTCCAGACGCAAAAGATAAACCATTTGAAAGCTGAAATCCTCTTTGAGGAATTGTGAAATTAGCGAACCCGCCAGAAACCACATATTCAGCCAAATCTGCCGCAGAAATTTTCTTGGTTTCTCCGGTAGGACTAGTTATTTCACTAACGTCTACAATAGGAAGCCAGTCGCCATTTGCTACATTTGTTGAAGTAAGTGAACGTAGTTCAGTTGTTTTCTGGTTTGCCATAATAAAAATATCGTTTGATTATAAATATCAAGGCGCACCCAAAAATATATACGATTTTATACTTTCTAGAGCAGTTATTATATTACCCTAGATTTTTTACTTTCTTTACAATGAACTTTACTAGGGCACTGCGTAATATGTCGTCTTCATTGAATTCAAACGTATATATACCGTGCTCTTTGCTATCATCGTCATTGAATAAATTGAATAGTGCCTGAAATCCACTTCTTCCGTTAATATCTGATTGTTGAGGGTCTCCGCACAAGAATATCTTACTAAACTCGCCTGCTCTGGTCATAAGAGTTATTAGTTCTTTCTTGGTACAGTTCTGCATTTCATCGCCAATAACCGCCTTGGCATTCCAGTTCAATCCGCGAAGATATCCAACTGGCAATCCTTCTATTCTTTCGTCTTTTATTAGATATTGTATATCTTCTCGCGGCAATAGTTCATCCAACTTGTCTATTAGCGGACGTTTATATGGACTCAACTTGTCATCTGCTTCGCCGGGTAATGTGCCCATTTTTGTGTCGGCACTTTCAACGATACTACGAACATAAAGCAAATCACTTACTTTCTTTTCGTTCATGAGTAGCAACGCTGCCAATACAGATAGATATGTTTTTGTTGAACCTGCTGGTCCAGAAACCAATAACATTTTTACTTTTTTATCTAACGCTAATTCTATAAATTTCTTTTGTTTTTCAGTTAGTTCTCTGTCTAATATTCTTAAGTGATGTTCTATTTTTCCTCTTTGATGCACTACTGGACTTTTATCGTGTTTTATTTGTGGTTGTTGATGGTTATTGTTATTTTCTATATCGTTGTGCTTTTTCTTATTCAGTAGGCGTTTTTTCTTTGACATATTATTTTGTTTTTTTGTATTCAAAAAAGACGGACATCATGTCCAACTTTTGCATAACCTGCTTTGCCTGACGGCAAATTTCAAAATCATCGTGTTTTTTTGAAAACTCAATGATATTTTGAATGTTTTCCCTAAAATCTTTTTGGTTCATCAATACCACAAAATTTGAATTTTTGAAACTGAAGATCTCAACAACCGGCATTCTGTTTTTTATGCCATATTCAATGTTATTCAATATGCGACTGTTGATCTCGTGGCGATGTGTTTCCAAATACTTTTCCATCTCGTCGTTTGATGACGGAAGTTCTATGACTTCGTATGAATTTTTTAACTTTACTTTTGATCCAGACTTACTGCGTGGATTCTTTTTCATATACTGAAGATAAATATATCTCTAACAGCGATTTTCCCATTATATTCACAAATCGTTCGTTCTCAGACAATGTTTCTTCTCCTGTCGCATCCAATATGATATGCATTACTTCGTGAAAAAATGTTTCTGCTACCGTTTCTTCTGTTATTTTAACTACAGCTTCATATACCACACCATCTTCTTCATATTTTCTATTTACTTCACCAACTCCCTGCAAACGTATTAATTTCAAATCTTCGTCTGCACAACCATAACAATCCTCTTTCTCAAACAAATCAGGCTCTATTTGGACTTTGTATTTGTGTCCAAAAAGTATAAATTCTTTCGGTATATTAAGTTTTTTTTCGGTATTAAACACTACATATAAGTATCATGAGCGAACAAAAAGAACCAAATTTAATAGACAAGGCAGCGAGCTTAGGAAAAGCGGTATATAATTGGGGTGTTAATGATAAGTTTGCAAAAGTAAGTCCAGAAATATTTGAACAAAGAAAGTCTATATGTTTGGCGTGTCCACATTGGGATCAAACCGCGTTTAATAACCTTGGAAAATGCAAGTTATGTGGATGCTCCGTAGGCAAGCTATATATGCCGCATCAAAAATGTCCAGATAAGCCACCAAGATGGGAAACCGTTATACACACCGAAATAACTCCAACTCCAACGCCTTCTCCAATACCTACTCCTTAGTTTTATTTTGACAAGTTCCACAGCCAGCAAACAAACTTTCGCAGTAAGAACAAAAGCCGGTGAATACCTGATGTATTCCACCGGCTTTATACTTTAATAACACTATTTGATTTTTATTATCTTTACACGAACGACAAATATAAACACTACCGTGGCTTTTTAGTTTATTTAGTTCCTGCTGTGTTATTTCTACTTCATGAGGCATATCTCAAGAATATAGGTAATTAAAATACTGTTTATAATCTAAATGTCGCTCAGTTAAGAACTGAGTTAAGAACTTGTCTGCTTCTGGAAAACGCTTAAAAATACGATTTATTACGTTTATTCTAAATTGATCGCTGCCCATTTTACTATAATTATATATTTTCTGTACAATACGAATAGCGACGCTGTCTTCGAAATTTAGTAATTTTTGAAGTATATTATCAACCTCCCTTATACCCAAAATTTCTAAACGTGCATTCATTGCGTCAACAAATTTTTCTATATATTTGCCGCCACTGACATTTATTATCTCCGTACCAAAATCCGTAAAATTAATCGAGTTGTTTTTTATATGCTCAAGAATATAATTCATCATTTCTTCTTTATCATCTGGATCCATATATTCCGTAGAGTATACAAGTAAGTTAAACGTACCATAATCTGTAAAAATACTTGGATCTTTTGTACTAATTTTCTTTAAATTAAGCAATCTTTCTTTGCTGCTGTCTGCCAAACGTATCACGAGACTTATTGTGGCGTAATCAAATTTTTTTCCATTCTCTATAACATAATTCAACAACCCGCGAGGATCTTTCGTGAGACCTATATCCATACCCTCAACCGTGCTTGGAGATATTCCCCCAATCATTTCAATAACTTGATTTACATCTTTTGCATGTTTTACAATCGCTTTTTTATCCAAATCAGTTAATTTTTTTACTTTTAATATTTTTGGAATTAGTCGAATAGGATCTACACCGTAGCGCAAGAGATTTTCAATCATATCGTGGCTCAACGAGTTATTTTTTACATCTATTATATAGTTCGTGACCGCTTTTATATTTTTTTCATCGTGAATACCTGAAAAAATATAAGCAAATTGAGAATCGGTCAACTTAGATCCAATCAATTTTAAAAGCTTGATAGCCAAAGATTCTCTTTCTTTGATTGGGTATTTCGCAATAGCGAGTTCCATATTTCTATCATCCATTGAGTCCGAGTTACCGGTTTCAACAATCTGGTCAATCATTTTTTTCGCATCAACACAACCCAACAGCAACGGCGTTACAACCTCTGCATCCAATGAATTCTTTTTTAGATTAAAAATTGTGTTCGCTAATTTATCTGATTTTTTTGATCTAAAAAGTTCTTCGACATCATTTCCTGTCAACTTGTCGCCTTTCATATTCGCTATTCGTATGGCTATATCCTCGTTCCATCTATTTTGATAAAATATAGTTCTGATTAATGCATAATCCAGCTTGATGCCGGGAATTGAAAGTATCTTTTCTATTGTTTTTTTCTTATCGACGGCAAACTCTAGTATAGATTCTATTTCGCTCGCGTTGAGTGAAGATCCTTTTATTGAAAGAATATCGTTTTCAACCTTTTCCTTGTTTGTTGACCAATAGAACAAAACAGGTATGTCGGAATAATCAATTCTATTTCTTTTTGTTTTGAGAATAAGATCGATCATCTTTTGTTTGTCTTTTGTTAGTTGCAACAAAGCCCCCACGTCATCTGATGTCGTATTTCTAGTTCTTAGAAATCCCTCCGCAGCCTTGAAATCGTTCGCAACTATTCCCAAATTAATTTGAGAAACTCTTCCTCTATCTTTTCTCTTTGATTTTTCAGCCTTCCATTCGTCTTCGCTCGGAAGGTCGGATGGATTCGGATTATCCAAATAACTTATTATCTCAAATTTAGAACTGTCTGTGAAAAATGCCTGACATCGTTCGTTTGAATGAATAACACCGTATCCTCCATCAAAGACCAACCCGTACCCAAGATCTTTTCTTAAAATTTTATTCCAGTTTACTGTTGATTTTCCACCAAGATTTTCACTTACCAGCTTGCAGAAATACCAAAACACGCCGACTCCAAGTTGTCTAAAGTTTGTGCCTGCTTTCGCGTTATTTAGCAATTCCTCAATATCTTCAACTTTATCCTTGTATATTTCTATAATTTTCTTGATGTCCTTTTCGCCATCAGATTCTGTATACTTTGATACATCAATCTTTTTTATATTATTTTTTTCTTTCAATATAAAAATATATGGTCTTCCTGCCGCAAATGGAAAGTTTATAACTCCATTTTTTTTACCATAAAACTCGGCGGCTTTTTTCAAAGGAAAACAATATACACCCAGCGGAGTATCATAACTACTGTTTGGATTTATACCTGCCTTTATAAAATGAGTAAATGTGATGTATATGTCATCGCGGTCCATATACTTATCAAGCATTTCGGTGTAAGGGATTTTTGGATTTTTTTCTCCACCACGCCGCTTTTCAGAAAGCAATCCAGAATCCAAGAACAGTTGATCTAACTTATTTTTTACAAACTCTGGAACTTTGTCGCTTGCTGTTATTTTTTCCTTCAATCCATTAAAGTACATTTCATTTCCGACCAAAACTTTGTTTGCCTCGCCTACATCCGAATATTCAAACCCAATTGTTCCATCAGAGTTTATTCCATTGATTTTTGCGCCGCCAAACACGCTGGAAGGAATAATAGTTTTGATCAATTTCAAGAATATCTTGGCGCTTATATCGTTCTTTAGCCTCAACACCTTGAATCCCATTTTCTCTGACTGGTTGGCTATTTCCTTACTTACCATTCCCCATAATGGCATATTAGAATACTTGTTCTTTACTTCTTGTATTCCCTTATAAATTGATTTTGGGCTACCCGCTACACCAACCAATTTGACCATTCCACTATTCTGAACTCTTACCGCAACATATCCATTTTCATCTCCGTAAAATGTCCAGTTTCTTGCTCGCTCAACAAACTTATCTTTATCCCAACTCTTGCCTGTTGACTTTATATAACTTTGATTGAAAATATCATACGCATTGTCCACATTTAGTGTGTCAAATGTGAATTCTGCCTCACCTAAAAATTTATCAATGGGATCCACCATATATACAAATAAATATATGAATGGACCCCATTTATTATATTAGGATGTGCATTTCATCAATATGTCATAATAATAAGTATAATCTTTGTTGGTATAAACCATTTTAGCTTTATGCTTAAAAACAGTTTTTACCGTAGCCATATCTTTGCCAATATCCTCTTCCTTGAAGTACCACTTGAACAAAAACTGATTAACTTGTATGTCTTGGGCAATATTACACCACTCTCTGTCCATCTTTGGATTTATAAGCCAATGACCAAACATTACGTGGCATAGTTCGTGGCAAATAACAAACAACTTTTTATCGTGCTTGTATTTTTTCCAAACTTCTGGATTAGCGACGATTCTAAAGTTATTGTTACAGATTTCTAACTCAACAGATTCGGCGTCGTCGTCAAATACCATTGGTTCAAACCTATTCCACATTTCACCAAATAATGGATTGAGAATATCAAGCCTCATACTCAGCAGTTGATTTTCTCGTTTCTTCAGTTTTTTCATAAAAAATAGGGGAGGTTTCCCTCCCCTTGTTTTAGACGCGGGCTCGACGAGCCTTCTTCTTGCTCTTGGGCTTTTCAGCCGTGCCAGCGACATACTTTTCGCCAGCAGCCTTGCGACGAGCCGCACTTGCCCACGAGTTGCGAGTCTTCTTGCTCGCAAACTCGTACTTCTTTCCTTCGTTGAGCAACTTCTCCACTTCATCCGTAGAAGTTGCGCTCAGAATACGCTGTTTTAGACCTTGGTTGTTCTTCATATATTTAGACTCGGGCCTTCTTCTGGTTCAGGGGGCGGATTTCCAGCTTGCTGCCATCGGGGTATCGCTTGATGATACCCGTCCAATAGTCAAGCTCTCGCTGGGCATCCAACTTGGAGTCGTACTCCGAGTCGCTGACGCGGACGTTGTTCCGAAAAACAGCGTACATTGTGGTTTCAGTTTGTTCGAGCGTATTATTACTCATGTTTTGGTTTTTGTGTTATTCGTTGTAACGAGAATAGTTATAACTGTCCAGATAAGACAGTTCATCGCGAATGTCATGCTCATTGGGCTCAATCATGCCGGGAAGACCAACCTTCTTATACTGGACTTCGTCGCCATTTTCATCAGTCACGATCTTCTTGGGACGACCGCGACCACGCTTGATAGTATATGTGTTAGATGTATCATTCATACTCATATACATTACCATACTATCTTAAAATATCAAGCACAAAATATTAGAATAATTACTATTTATAATAACCGTGAGTAAGTTCAGCATAAGTGACCGAATACAACATGGTTATATACATTTTAAATGCTTGTGCGTGTGTATTGCTAAAGGCAAAAACCCCACGTTTTATTTAAAGGGGCTAGTTAGAACGATATTTAGTTGGAAGTATTAGCTTCATTCACATTCATTATGTGATTGAACTCTGCTACACTCATACCAAGTTTGTTTGCAATGTCTATCGTCTTGGTATTCTTTGCTCCAAGCTTTTCCAACGCCGCTTTCTTTTCTTTTGGCGTCATCAAATGAAGTTCACGCTGTATTCTTTTGATTTCTTCTGGATCAATCGGAGCTTCATCAGTAAGTTTATCCATAAAATCAGTTTGTCCAACATCTGTTTTCATTCCCGCAGTTATTGAACTTGCTGGCGTAAGTGGACCACCATTGCGAACATCTCTGTCAAGCCAATCAACTTTATATTCTTCAATGTTTCCAAGTATGGTTGGAAAATCCTTATACAATCTTTCAACGTCATTCCATTTTTTAATCACTTCAGTCTTGTTGTTCCAGAATGATATTATTTTTTTTCTAAACCATAATCTGCCCGCCAATCCACCCGATTTTATTCTAAATGCGCCGGGATCATCGTCATTATGAACGTTGCCAGCTTTGATAAAATCCGCCAATGGACCAGAACTTACAGAATCAAACATGGCTTGAAAGTCTGATATTTCAATTTCTCGACTAGAAACCATATCATAAAAATCACGCCTATCTTCTTCAGTGGCTGTAATATACTCCATATTTTCGTGAGCGTATTGAAGAATTTCCATTATATCGGTGTGTACTCCACCCTCATTGATTGCTGAAAATTTTGGATAAATAAAAAATGCTATAGCGTCGCCATCCATATATTTCGCAATCTTGAACTCTCCATCAACACTAAGCACAGTATCTGGACTTTCTTTCAACAAATCTTTGAGCTTGATATGTCCTTCAAGTGCTGGCATTGCTGCGGTTGCTTTTGCTGGGTAGTCAAATCCTTTTGCTGCTTTTTTATCCTGCCTGTTCCAAAAACTTGGACTATAATCTGCCTTATCTTTCTTGAAATGTTTTTGTGCTTTCAATGCCTGTATTTCTTCTGGGCTCAATTTTTCTTTGTCGTCGGGAATATTACCGGTCAATTCTTTGTATGTATAAATTCCGCGACTATCAATAAATTCATACAATGCAGTTTCAAGATTCATGTTATAGTTTTTCATGAAACTATATACCTGATTCATATATGGCATCACCCTGTCTTTTTCATTCCAAAAACTTACTACATTTGCATCTACCCAAATTCTACCAGCAAGTTCATTTGATTCATCGTCATTGCCACCGCCCCGAATATCAAGTTTTTTGAAATATTCTCTATGCTTTTCTAGATACTTGCGAACATCTTCAAGACTGCTCGCATTTAGGCCGTGAAAATAACACTCATATGCTTTGTCTCTTTTTGCTATAAGTCCAGGATCACCCTGCATATGACTAAATTCATAATTGCGTTCAAACACATTTTGTTTCCCGCGTGAACTATGTCCAGCATATCTAAGAATTTTATCCAAGCTTCCGTGTGTTCCGCGATGCAGATATATTATTATCTTGTCTTTTGGTTCTATGAAAAATGGATATGCGTCGGGATCATCCCACCGGATAGATACCGTTTCTTTGCGTTTTATTCCAAGTTTTTCAAGTTTTTGAACATCCGATGGGCTGACAAAAAATCTGTCTGGACTTTCAGTCATTATACTTTCCAGCAAAAACTCTATATCAAATGGAATGCGCTTTTTCATTTTACAATAATTTACTCTTTGGTTTAAAAGGATTATTTTCCGCACGAAATGCATGCTTTTGATCTATACCTTGTTTCACGATATTAGCCGCCGCTTCATTATAATTTGGCGACTTTTTAACATCAGGTTGCATATCTCTAATAACCTTGCTTAGTTCGTTTTGATTTACGTTGTCTTTGTATATACTCATAAGTTTATCTATAAATAGCACGAATACCAGCATTGGACCCAGTAATATTTACCGTGGCACCTATTTTTACGATGGTATTAGGATCATATGATGCGGTAAACCCTTTCACCGTAGTATACCAAAAAGCACCGGCACTATAAATTGTATGTGGAGGATATATGGCATAATAGTCAAAACTATAATATACCTGGCTGGCAGATAATTGAATAATATCTCCATTTGATATAGCTTGATTGCTAGGATATATCTGTTCTGTTTTTTGGTCATTAAGAACAAACGTAGAATCTTTCCAAAGTGGAAATTCAGTAGAATTGTAATTTAATGGATTGATCGAAAATACCGCCATATTTTATATAAATTATAAATATAACACCGCAAGCATAGTTATATATGAATATATGGCTAAAACCGCACCAAATAAGAAACCAAGAA